CCCAACCACAGAAAACAATACAGGTGTATGGGTTCCTTACGAATTCAAATGGATTGAAAATATTGGCGCGCAGATGATTTCCAACGTTTCCATTACCTGTGGTGGCCAAACACTTCAAGAATTTTCTGGTGCTTATCTGTTGGCGATGGTTCAGCGAGACTATTCAGCAGAGAAGAAGGCACTATTTGACAAAATGATAGGCAATGTTCCCGAAGTTATGGATCCTGGCAATGCGGGCGCGCGCGTTAATTCTTACCCGAATGCATATTTTACAGGAGATCCTGCAGGATGTGAGCCTTCCATAAGAAGCAGAACGCTATACATACCACTGAATGCGTGGTTTAATTTGAAAAGTCAAATGGCGTTTCCATTGATTTCATTGCAATATAACGAGCTGCATATTAACATAACCTTCAGACCAATACAAGAACTCTTCCAAATACGTGACGTTACTGATAGTGTCAATAATTACCCATACGTATCACCCAATTTCAATCAGGCTTATGCACAGTTTTATAGATTTATACAAAGCCCACCTGATGTTGACCTAGGACCAAACTCCTATGTTGACCGCAGAACATTGTGGAATGCGGACATTAATTTAAATTGTACATACTGTTTTTTATCAAATGACGAGTCACGCCTTTTTGCTACGCAATCGCAGCAATACCTATTCAAACAAGTTCGTGAATCCATCTTCTATAACGTAACTGGCCCAAATAAGGTAGACGTCGGTTCTTTGGGTATGGTAGCAAGTACCATGTTTTTCTTCCAGCGAAGTGATGCTAATCTACGAAATGAGTGGAGTAATTACACAAATTGGCCTTATAGTTATTTGCCTTCCGACATTACCCCCGCACCAACATCCGGTCCATACGAGGTGCTCCGAATGAATGGAAATGGTACGGTGGATGCAACTTATATTGGTCCTGGGGTGAATGTAGATGGAAACATGACAGGATGGATGGTAACTGGTCCATACGATTTTAATAATCAAAAAGACATTTTAGTTTCATTAGGGATACTCCTGGACGGTTCATACAGGGAAAATGTCCAACCTGCGGGCGTGTACAATTTGATTGAGAAATACACTCGCACAGCTGGGAATGCGCCCGATGGTCTCTACTGCTACAATTACTGCTTGAATACATCACCATATGAGTTGCAGCCATCAGGCGCGATTAATATGAGCAGATTTAGCACAATAGAATATGAGTTTACAACGATTGTACCACCGTTGGACCCTTATGCACAAACTTTAGCAATATGTGATCCTCGTACAGGGGCAATCGTAGGTATCAACAAGCCGACGTGGAGGATTTACGATTATAATTTCAACATGATTTATTTCGAAGAACGCATCAATCTCATCAGCTTTGTCGGAGGCAATTGCGCCCTCATGTACGCGACTTAAAATTACGAAAAAGTTTGTATCTTATAAAGACAAGTATGCGTTGGACGCTAATGGTCCGTTGTCACTAAATTCGCCGGACAAAGTTGCTGTCTCGCTATACTTTGGCATGTTAACAACCAATTCTTGACTATCGTACCTATTTTGTGCTTGCAGATAGATGTCTTGACCATCCAAAAATTGTTTTGACCAAGTATTGACACCCTTGAAGTATTGTGGGACATTCGCATCTTCATTATAAAATGCAGATTGTGTACCTATATCCGTTGTTAGCGTCGAAAAACTGAGCCCACTTCCCGGAGTTAACTTGCCTGCATCATTTTCTCCGCGAACAGGATTTGAGGAGGAGGAGGTGTTTGATGACGCAATATAATTGCCTTCATTGCAGTCAACGTCTGCTTGGCACTGGCCTCCAGATGTGCTGCACGTTGCCTTTGGTCCACAAATATTCGTCGGTGTGGGACCTGTAGTGTTAAGAGGCAACGCCACGTTATAGCTGTAATCGCTGCCGCCTTGATATAGACTGCCACGAACGAAACCTTCTAACAAGTATCCACGACTTAAAACATAATGTCCTAACCACATGACACCGATTAAAAGCAACACGCTCAACGCAGCAAGGTATGGGACGAGCGAAAATTTCCGCGACATTATTTGGCGATATATAGAGACGAGATAACATTTAGAAATGTTGGGCTGTTAAAAGTTGTGAACTTTCGGACATCCTTTACCAAAATTATATTTGAAGCCAGCACATTCTTTATATTTTTAAAGCCGTCATCGGTAGGCATGGAATATTTTATATACCCATTTATATAACATATGTCTGAAACTGAGGCTGTTGTGCCCCAGCCACCATGGCAAACATTCGGCTCTGCACTTTTGACAAGGATTGCATTCATCTCCGTTGCAGTTGTACTGGGTGCGATGAATATTTACATGTGTAAAGTAGCACAGTCCAATATACTACCAGCATGCTCGGTCACCACACCTTATACGAATTATGCGAGTGCAAAAGAGGTAGACATTGCAGCGGTCCCAGACCCCTTTATCCAGGATATCAACATTGTGTATGTGGACTATTTTAGTCCAAAGCAAACTTACTCTACAAAAATTTTCTTTCCGGTTGACGATAATACAGCAAACTATGAAATGTGGCTACGGCCTCTAATGAACGGGATAAATGGGAAACAAAGCACCCCTTGGAGTAACTATATGTCCTCTATCCAAATCAGCATGCTCAGTACAAATATTGGGTTCTACAACACTTTCTTTCAGTGGGTGAATTCTACTTTTTCCGAGTCCATTATTTTAATACTTAGTCCACTAATGGTAGTGATATATATTCTCGTACTCATTGCGAACATGATGGGTTTCTCATTTCTTCTATTTTGGAACATTGGATTATTTTTCTGGGATAAAAATGGTGACGATGGATGGACCGAACCGGCAGAGTATTCGTCGGAACAGCTTGGAAAGTATTGGGGGATGGTTTTGTGTGTGGCGGTATTCTTCATGTTTTTCAGTTTATTTCCTGCAATTATATTTGGACTAATCTACACTGTAAAAGGTCTAAACTATATCATGTACTCTCAAGCGGTCTTGTACGATAGTAAACAGCAGAACAACAAGGGCAAACCATACTCTTTTATAGCAAACCTAAAGGACACAATTAAGTACAAACTGAGCATAATAATGTACATCATTTCGTTTTACCTTGTGCAAGATGTAAAAGAGGCATTTGGTGTATCCGCCACTGTATTCGTCGCGATTGTTATGGTGCTCCTATGGAAATTCGGGTCACCATACCACCAATATGTACCTGACAGTGGAGACGATGCGACATTATTGGCACCAGGCAGTTTCCTCAATTTTAAAACAAGGCTTATTCAACCATGTGTTCAGGGTGAAAAAGTGACGCCTGGGGCAAAAGGCAATCCTTCGCCATCCGCACCACCCATGGACCAAGAAGCGAAAACGGATTTGCAAAAGCAAGCCTTGGACATTATTAATAGCGCCAAATGCGACCCTCAAAACGGAAAAAACGCAGAAGGCTGTGGTAAAGCACTTGGGGAAATTGTGGACGATACGGGGGACCCAGCATCAACTGTAAAACTATTGCAAGAACTAGTGCCTTTTGTTTCATCGTATTTTATGAAGGATTCCGAGATCCTCACTGCAGTGGAAAAAAACGTGTACGAGCAGGTCTTGACCGCGCGACTCGTGCGGTTCGCAATAGCGTCAAAAGACAAAGCAGCGTATGACGAATCTGTTAGCGCATTCAACGAGGACGTTACGAAAGGGTTTAAACGATATAAAATTCCCGAATTTCCGGAACTACCAAATAAGGTGTTCAAAAACGTCGAGGACACGAAACAATTGATAGATAAAGCAATAGAGCAATGTAGTAGCCAAGACATCATAAACGATTCAGGAAAAGATGCAATGATGGATATCATAAAACCTGTTGTAGATCAATTTATGGGTAGCCAAACAGAGATGAAAGATTTAATTAGTATACAGGTAAAACAGAACAATCCTGATATTGAGAACGTTTTGACGATAGTGCTTTCGGTAATAGAGCGAATATACAAAGACAAAACAGAAACGCCCCAGTTGACTAGTTATAGTACAGGTAGTACTGGTAGCATAGAGCTTAATACTGATAGCGTAGAGGCTAATGTTGGTAGCACTGGTAGCGTAGAGCCTAATACTGGTATTGATACTACTGGTGGGGATAATACTGGTGGGGATAATACTGGTGGGGATAATACTGGTGGCGTAGAGCCTAATACATTCACTAATGATAGTAATGTTACATTTAGCAAAGACGCAGAATAAAAAGCCCAAGGGTGATTAATGCGATACAAACCTACTTATAGGTAGTACAATATTTGCATTATTATGGACCTTCCAACTGTGTCAATATGTACACCAACATTTAATAGACGTCCTTTTATTGCAACACTTATTCGGTGCGTCACTCACCAGACGTATCCATCCAATCTGATAGAGTGGATTATTATAGACGATGGAACGGACCCGATTGGCGACTTGGTGCAAAACATGGAACAGGTCAAGTACTTTTACTATCCTGACAAGATGACATTGGGGCGGAAACGTAATCTCATGCATTCGCAAGCTTCCGGTCACATTATTGTTTACATGGACGATGACGATTATTATCCACCCGAACGCGTTGCGCACGCAGTGGAAACACTCCTTATGAACCCTCAAGCATTGTGTGCTGGCGCAAGCGAAGTTCACATATATTTCAAGCATATTGCACAAATGTATCGCTTTGGGCCTTATAAACAAAGTCATGCGACCGCTGCTTCTTTTGCATTTAAAAGACAACTATTGGACATTACTTCATACGACGAGTTGGCTTGTGTTGCGGAAGAAAAGGAATTTTTAAAAGGATACACCATCCCATTCGTTCAATTAGAAAGTCTCAAAACCATTCTCGTCTTCTCTCATGAGAATAACTCGTTTGATAAACGAGAGATGCTTTCCGATTCTAATCCATACATTAATAAATCCGATGTTCGTGTGGAGGATGTGGTTAAATGTCCAGAGATATTCCAATTTTTCATGCATGATATTGACCGCATGTTGTCAGAGTACCCGGCAGGAGATGTTTCTTTAAAGCCAGATGTACTGTTGAGTATTGCGCTCTTGAAAGAACAAAGATTAAATATAATATACTCAAGAAAGTTACAAGAACTTACTGCAGAAAAAGTCGCCCTGGAATTGAAGATTGCCGAGCAAGCCGCTATCCTTGTTGACATCATGAAGGAAAATCAAATGCTTCAAAAGAAGGTAGATATCATAAAGAAAATTATGGTAGAAAGACGATGAATGTAAAACAAAAAAAATAGTTTTGGTCACATCTTTAAAATATATATGATTATAGTTTAGAGCTAAATAGGGTAAGACTCTCATCAGAAAAGGAAAAAGATCAAAAAAGGAAAAAGGAAAAAGGAGCAAATGACACACGTTTACAACAACGAGGGGTACTCATCAGACGGCGACTCGTGCATTGGGGACCGCGCCCGAGCGGTCCTGGCCGATGTCACCAAAGGACTTGGTGGCGAGAAAGCGATAGCTCTCAACGTAACGCAAAAAGTGGGAAAGCGGACCAGAAATATCATGGTATTTGCGTCTGGTAACAGGGGTACCACCATACGCAACGCGTGCACTGGCCAAAAGTATGTCGGCGATCTCGTCGGCTCTGCAGCCGAGTACAATTACTACAAGGTAGGGTACTCTTCGTCATTGATTTACGACGCTGTCAAGGACCCAGTCACGTGCTTCTTTGACAACAAGAAGGAGTATGATACGCACATGGCTCGGGTAGTTGAAACAGACGGATACAAGCCTGCCCTCTAAGTAAGGAATGAAAAAACGAAAACGAAAACGAAAACGAAAACGAAAACGAAAACGAATACGAAAACGAAAACGAAAACTAGAGCCAAAAAAATAAAAAGTCAGAAAGTCAGAAAGTCAGAAAAAGTTAAACAAAAAACAAAAACAATTTTATAAATAGTTGGATTCAAAAATTTGTAAAATTTAAAATTAAATATGTTATTGTGCGTTTTAGAAAACTTCTGCATCGATATCGATATCATTTTCATCTTCCACATGGGAAACGTCAGAAACGTATTTATCGAGGTACCTATTTACGCGATTCAATTCCAACTTGGTGATGTCGTACGTTTCCAAGGCGGAGATATCTTTATCACCAGAACGAAAATGCATAAAGCATGCTAACATATCTTTTTTGTCCATCCCTAGACGCTGACATATATCCTGGATGAATATTGAGTTGTTGTACTCTGTCGAGTATTTGGTCAAAACCTTTGTAAACCGTAGTTCCGATGGACTATATTTTGATTTTTTATGAAATGTGTCATGATAAAGTTTATTGTTTTTGAATGTTTTTGTAATGGAACTCATTTCATTGAACTGCCATATCTGCTTTTGGAACGTTAATCTGTCGACATTGTCCGCAAAGCAAATATTCTCCAAAGCCTGCACGTAAAACGGTAGTGCCTTTTGCTTCTTTACTTTGCTTATAACATCAATGATATTTTCATGCCAAAGTAATCCAACTATAGTTCTATCTGTTTCGTTCATAACTACGTGGTGCTCATGGAGGGAACATGGTGTATTAAAAAGAGTCAATGCTATTTTTTTAGTGTCGCTATCGTAGCTCTTCTGTTGAAATATTTCTTCCATTACGTCGTCACAAAGAAGGACATCATTCGCGCTGCACATGTTCAAAACACGACCCAGCTTCCGAAGATCACTTTGCACAAACGATACTATATTATCTTGGACACAATCATTCAAAGTAGGAAGCGTTTGGGCAAGCATCAACCTAATCTGTATTGGAGTCGCCTGCCGCAGCTCAATCGACAAACAAACTTTTGTGAGTTCCTTTATTTTTTTATCTGTATGGTAGTTTCCAATGCATATGATTGGGTTCACTGACATGTCTTCAAGCAGTTGTTTCTTCGTCTTTTTAGGGCGAATAAGTTTAATTAGAGCATTAATGCCACCTTTGTCCCCATTATTCATTCCGTCTATTTCGTCCATTACTATCGCTATGCGCTTTATTTTATGACGCAGCATACTGAGGACATTTCTATCTGACATGTTATGTTTTGTAATCATGTCAATTATGCCCTTGCTCCGAACATCTCCTGCATTGTATAAAATAACATCATAATTCATTTCTTTCAGGATATTTGTTACAAAAGTTGTTTTACCAGTGCCTGGCTCACCGTAGACATAAATTCCCTTACGAAAGTTAACCTCGGTCGTATCAAAGTTTGTCAAAGCATCCATCATTATTTTTCTTTCATTGTGCCTATCGAGTATGGTGTTAACATCCACATCAAACATTTGATATTTATTGGAATTTATGTGAACAATGGAGAAAATAGGACTATGTTGTTTTAGTTTAGCTTTGCCCTCTAAGTGTTAAATAAAAATTTATTGTGTAAAACTATGTGCATGGATTTCCTCCATATGTTACTGCATCCCAACCGGCATTGCAGTCCTTGGCATAGTCACATTTTTGTTTCATACTTCCTTTGTCTTCGTCCGCTACATTGAAACTTTTACAGTATGCTGTCACCCCGTCACCACTGTCAGGGTTTGTACAGGTGCCACCACTATAAGTCCAATTATCCGGACATTTCCCAGGTGTTGGTGGCCATGATGCGACCTTGTTAACACGAAAGCTTATTAGTAGAACGATCAAGGCAATAACAAATGCCGTTATCGATAGTCCTAGAATCCAAGTTTGAAATGTTTCCATTTTTTATTTTAACATATATATTTAATTTTCATTTATGTTGCTGGTACGGGGCATACGTCTTGAACACCGTAAGTTACACCATCCCAAGCAGTTTGACTTTTACAAGTGTCTGATAATTTGTCCCATAACGTAAATTTTTGGCAACTCGTTGCATCATATGGCACAACTAAACTAATGCATGCAGCCGCTGGAGCTTTAGCACAATCATTGGTTTGACATACTCCACATGCTCCGGTGCCTCCAGTTCCACCAAATGTGCAACCTGATCCATACAAAGCATTACATCCTGTGCATCCCGTAGCCTCAATAAAGGGACTTGGGATTGGGATACATGTATTCCCTGGTCCTGTGGATCCTGTCCCTCCTGTACCACCAGTATCACCCTGATACTGCCAATTATCTGGACAAGATGCCGACGTTGGTGGCCATTCTACGTTATTCGCAGAGTGTCTCAATAAAAACCCGATAAACACGAGTATCACGATGAGAAGGATAATTGATCCTATTAATACCACCTTTTGAAAGATTTCCATTATACTATGAATTGCGCGGATATAATTTTTTTATTACATTCTTATAATAAAGATAATGGAACACGTAAGCAATGTGTTTCTTCCTAAAAAGGCTTCAAATGGTCGTGTAGACATTGAGACCCCACGAACAGATAATCTTTTTAAAATGTACGACAAGATTCCTGTAAACCAATGTGCCACGTACAGGAATCCAACAGAAGGACTTTGGGACAATACATCACTGTCAACTACTTTTTTTAGTGCAAAAAATATGGTGATTATTCAAAATGCTATACGACAAGGTGTATACAAGCGTTCCAACGGTCAATGCCTTATTGGGCAGCAGGACTGCGACACGCTTAAAATAATAATGAGAAGCGTTTTTCTGCAACACTCTGCTAACCAACCTGAAAATATTGGGCAGCAAGTTTACGAGTTAAATAAAATAGTTTTGGACTATTGCATTCCACAAGTTTATTCAGAGGCTATAGGTTATTTCAAGTACTTGCAGGATGCTAGTACTATGTACACGCCAATGGCTCCACCTATTATGGCACAAAATAATGACAAACAACTCCAGCTAAAACCGTGGTTCTAAACAAAACATTCAAGTTTTGAGTGACTTCTTTTTTTTCGTCTTTGCATCTTTATTTTTGTCTTGAACTTTTTCATTGTCATCTACCCGCTGACGGCTTTCTTTGTAGATGTTGTATGACTTTTCCACAGAATCTATATCATTGCTCCACATTTCCGAGGCGGAAGACGTTTGAAGGCACAGTATTGCAGCCTCCTGAGCACTATATTCGCTTTGAAGCCTGGCTACATTATTTGCACTAACGGCATCCATTGGCAATTTTGTCAGATATTTGAAATCATCGTCCACTAGAGGATATTGTAACGCAGTCAACCTCTCTTTTATTTCATCTTTGTTTCGGAACCGAAGGTCAATTTCGCCGCTAAGAATGGACTCAATGTAGCGTTTCTTATGATGAAGAATGACCATTGTCTCGCGCAGCTGCTCAAGCATATGTTGACGTCTTTTTTCATAAAGATGTAATCTGCATACAAAGTAATCATCTATAATCTCAGAAATTCTTTCGTACTTCTTTAACTTGTCGTTACTGTCAAATAGGTACATGTTTGTTGTGGACGAGGTCGTATAAAGCTTCAACGCCTTTTCCATTCCATTACACCCATGTTCAAGTCTTATCGTTTCAAGTTCAGCTAAAACACCTTTATGAAACGTCACAACAAACTCTGCAGTCTTGTCCCGACTGAAGTCGTCGTAATCTTTTATAATAACTTGGCCTTTGGTAGTCGGATCCAGCAAATCTTCCAAGTGTTCTTTAAAATCTTCGGTCCAATAGCCTACAGGTAATTCAGTAACGCGTATTTTATCGGGACCGATTGTCTCGTACAACCCCTTGATCAGAAATTTGGAATCGGATATTCGGGCTATTGTACCAGTAAATCCCTCGTAGTAAGGCAAAAAGTCGCGGTCCCCAATATGAGACCCCTCAAGCTTTGCCCGGAGGTAGGCAATAATATCCAAGGGATTGTAACAAAGAATATCGGTACTAAAACCGGTACCGATTCCTTTAGAACCATTTACGCATATCATTGGAATAGTGGATGCGTAAAACCTTGGCTCCACCACGGTGCCATCATCAATAACATAGTCCAGTATAGCGTCATCCTCTACACGAAACAAATGCGCAGTGATTGCTTCCAACTGGGTGAAGATATATCTTTCTGACGCACTGTCCTTCCCACCTTGGTGGCGTGTCCCAAATTGACCATTGGGGCTAAGAAGATTAATGTTGTTGGAACCGACAAAGTTTTGGGCCAACCCAACAATGGCTGCATTAAGACTTGCCTCGCCGTGATGATATGCAGAAACTTCCGACACGTATCCACTTAATTGTGCCACTTTTATTTCGCTTTTTAACCCTTTTCGCCTGGCTGCGTAAAGTATTTTTCTTAAACTAGGTTTTAACCCATCCATTAGATTCGGAATACTGCGGTCGCAATGTTTTTTGGAAAAGTGTGAAAGTTCTTTATTGATAAAGTCTTCGTAGGATGCTACATCCGAGGTAGTATCCAGAAATGCATCCCGATCGTAGTTCTCCAACCAGTGTTTACGATCTTCTGGCCTTTTTTTGTTGAAGACCATGTCGACCGCATCATCACTTGCATCGCCTGTGTGGTGAAAATTCACTACTTTTTTTTGAGCAAAGTGATCACGAAACTCTTCCGCCGTGCTCGTTCCCAAACCTTTATAATATTTTATAGTCCAACCTTCTGTGCTGCATGTATTTTTCCAAAGGTTGTACTCACCGTCATTGTAAAATGCGATTTCAGCTTTACCCTTTCGCGCTTTCAACGTGGGCGTATTCAAGAAACATAAGAAACCAGGCATTGCGTAAAGGGAGGGCCATAGCACCTTGAAAAGGCTAACAATTAAACCTTTAATGTGGCTTCCATCTGCGTCTTGGTCACATGCGAACATAATGCGCCCATATCGGAGGTGTGTCGCAACGTCTTCCATGTTTTTGTACACTCTCCCATTTTCCAGTCCGACTACCCTCTTCATTTCGCATATTTCCTTGTTTTCCGCAATTTTTTTCAAGGACTCTCCACATACATTGTATATTTTTCCTTTCATCGGAAACACCCCAGTTGTATTTTTAGCGGATGCAGACAACCCACTGACAAGGCCAGATTTTGCCGAGTCGCCTTCGCAGAATATAATGGTGCACTCATTGGATTTCGGGGTGCCTGCCCAATTTGCGTCCATCAACTTGACAAGGCCACGCACACTTTTGGTTTGTTTGCCATCGGATTTTTTTGCAGTCTTTTCTTCTTTCATTTGTGTTGCAGCGCACGCAAAATCCATAATGCCCATCTTTGCAACTTTTTCCGCAAAAATATCCGAAACAGTGCACGTCGTCCCAAATTTTTGAAATGGGGTTGTCAAAAAATCTTTTGTCTGACTATCAAACGTGGGATTCTCAATATCGCACCGTAAAAATAAGATTATTTGGTCCTTGATGGTGTTGGGACTTACAACAACGTTTTTCTTCTTTTGGATATATGCGCAAACTTTGCGTAGAATTTGGCCAAGTACGTATTCTACGTGCTTCCCACCCTTGGATGTGTGCACGCCGTTGACAAATGAAACATGTGCAAACTCTTCAGTCGGAGTTAAAGCGACGCAATATTCCCATCTTGGACATGATGACTCGTAGACGCGACCAGCGCTTTCTTTTGGACCTATATACAGATTCACGTACTGTTGAAAATTTTTCACCGGAATAGTAACCCCGTTGTACTTGATTTTAACTTTGCAGTCAGTAACTGCTGCCAGGTCGTATACCCGTCGTCGTAACAAAGATATCATATCTTCGGATAAACCTGGCAGCCCCAAACGTTTATAGTCTGGCTTGAACATTATTCTCGTAAATGGTTTTGACTTGCATTTTACGATAATAGGATCTTCCACGATCTCTAGGTTGTTACTGTATCTTTGTGTGTATTTGAGGCCGCGTACCGCATCAACAACCTCTAGTTCTCCCTTTGTCGCCCATATTAACATGAGCTTACCACCATAACCGTTTTGACCCACGACGGTAGTTTTCACATCCTTATTGTAATTGCCTGATGTTCGCATCACTGCAAAAATCATTTCCGGGATCCATGTTCCATAGGTAGGGTGTAACGCAACGTCAATACCGGTGCCATCATTTATCATTGTGATGGTGCCGTCCTCGCTGACGCCTATGTCAATTGTTGTAACTGGATGCGGGTCCGTTAAACATCGGACGGAATGGTCTCTGCAGTTCATTAAACCTTCGTCGAATATTTTGAGGAGCGCAGGAACGTAGACCACATTTTTTTGCTTTATGCCCAATTCATCGTGTATCCACATAAGGCCATCTGTAGGCTCAACACTCCCAAGAAATGTCCCGGGGTTGTCGAGGACCTGCTCAAAGTCTGTTTTTTTCTGGTACTTACTTTCTAGCGACATTACAAGTTTTAATTACAAGTTAATAACGCTCTACCTTTATGCATATTCTGTAGAATTATTTTGTATTTCACTCATTTTTCGTTACAAAATTACACGACATTGGTATGCGGCCATGGTTGTACCGGAAACGATTGATCCACAAAGTACATTGTTTGCAACTGAGTTGGCTGAAGCTAGGCCACTAGGTGGGTCCAACATTATATCGTTGGTAATCTGAAATCCTCTATTTGTTCTTAGTACCTTAACTAGGTGACCTTGGAAAAAATTATTGGAAGCATAATCTATTGATAGTGTATAAACATTTGATTCATTAAAGTATGAACTTATGCCTTCACAATGCGAAATGGGTGAATTGAGGTATAACCTTGTCCAATTTGAGAAGCTTTCCGTTTGAGAATCATAATCTACAACATAAGCTGAACCAAACGGAACTGGTTTGTCGTCGACATATATATCTGTTATATTCCGATTGAATGGTGAAAATCCTCCAGTAATGGTGTAACTGTTGCCACCATTCCACCAAATTCCGTATGCAGTTGTAGTGATATTTTGGGGAAATTGAATATCTATATATTTTTTAGTAATTACATTGTACACGTAAGCCTTTGATTGGAGTACAAGCCCACCCGGATGACCTGGATTATCGGTATTTAACACGGTACAGTTACCCATTATACTATGCACATACGTAACAGTATTGGAGCTACTTTTTTGAATAGTTTGGTAATTAGCAGACGTGGTTAAACCATTCGTTAAATTACCCGTATATAAAAATCCTAAATTAGCTGGTATAACTTGAGCCGTTGTGCGGTAACATCCAACGAACCTATATTGACTTGATGAATTATAATCACACCCATACGTACTTGTTAGTACCACCGTTTCGGTATCGGTGGTATACTCCATAGTCTGATAAGAACTAGTATCTGAGCAGTCTGGACTTCCTAGATAGATAATACCAAAATTGCTGCTAGTTCCACAAAATAAATATTGTTGATTTACATACTTTACACCCTGCCATATAGTAACTGGATCTGCTTCCGGTGCACTATCTGTATTCCAAAATGTTATAGTACCTGTTGCTGGCAGTGGTAATCCAGTCGGTCGTGGGACACCACTACCTCTGGTACAAGTTACCATAGGATTACCTTTACCCAGACTATCAAAAACTTTGACTAAAGGCGTAGTCATTAACAATCGGTAATATTTAATAATACAACATAATAATTTAATTAAATAGGTTGTAAAAGATATTACTAATTATTTGTCACAATTAGATCGTTTAGATCTAGTTCGTCCAACTTTAGTTCGTTTACCTTTACCTTTTGACTTTCTCGCATCTTTTGTCATTTGCGCATGTCTTTCTTTTTCCAACTCTTTTTCTTTTTGTTTCCGTAAACGATAAGCAACTAATTCACCAAGATTCAGAGTCGCGTGTCTTTCTTCTTGCATCTCTTGTTCTTGTTCTTGATCCGAATGTTCAAATGGATCCGTGTGACGCTTCTTTTTTAGTCCTTCCCGGTATTTAGCAGCCGCTTTACTCCGTTCCAGATAATGGGGCTTGTTTATCTCCCATGTCGCATACGTATCCAATCTATCTTTTGGGCGATGTTCGTCTCTAAACGGAGCATCGTCTGTTGGACTATATTTGTCTTTGTCTTTGTTTTTGTTTTTCTCTTTGTCTTTGCTCATAGACATGGGGGGGCCAGTCGTATATTTTACAATTAAAATAATATTTTGGATTCTGTATACAAAGTTTTTATGTCAATACGACTTCTTCCAGGTAAAAGGTCCGAGTTAAGCTCCCAAAGGCAAGCCAAAGAGTGCTGCGTAGTGGACAATACAAAGGTCCTTAATAGCAGCACAAGCATGAATAATCAGTCATTGACAATTTCGCAAAGACAGGTGAATGAAATACGGCACGCGTTAGGAGGAAGGACTGAGTTTAGTCCACAAAATATTTCATTATTGGCAGCCCAAAAGCTGGGCAGCAGCTCAGGACCATTAAGGAACAAATTCTAGTTTAAAACAAAAAAAACAAAAAAAACAAAAACAATTACAATTTTTTTTTATTCACATAGATGTATAAGTAAAAATATAATGACGCGCTACACAAAGTCAAACTCAGGTAACTACATGATAAAAGGGAAAGGATTCCAGATGCTCTGTGGCTCACGTGCCCAAGTTTGGCATGGAAGCGCTTACAAAACTTCGGGTGGGTTGACAAAAACGAACCTCTTTATGAATAAAAACGGCAGAATTGTGTCCAAGTCGAAACACACGTCGGCAAAACGCGAAAACCGATTAGTAAAGGCGGGATACACTGCTAAAAAGGGTAAATTTGGTGCAGTGCGTATTGCTGCCAAGACCCGCAAGAGCCGGAAACATTAAAACCTTATGTTGTTAGAAGCCATGCATGGACAGATACTAACTTGTCGTGAATTAGAAGAGAGGACAATTTGTTTGATACGTATGACTCAAAATACTTTTTGCTGGGGCTTATCCGGAGTTGTTTCCTTTTCAGGTAAAAGGTGTACATGTCCTCCAACGATATATAAACAAGATCATTTTGCAGTAATAAGTCTTCACGGAGGAGGTTAAGTACAATGTCAATATCTTTTCTCTTGTCACATAAACGACACACGACGTCGTAAACGTATTTATGATCCACCACCTTGATATCAGGGAAATAGTGCATCATAACTTTTAGGACTTCGCCTTCGGTGAGGAGACCAGCTTGTTTACAATGCTTACCATTTTCGTTTGCCCAGCACTTGAACGTCGCAGATATTTCTTCAATCTCCAATTCTCTAGCAAAATGAATATCGGGAATATCCAAGACAACTGTCATAGTATCTTTCCAAAACTCTAAAAACTTGCTTACTGTAGGTAAGTGTTTACTTGTGAGGTGATTGAAATAATCAGTCTCCTTATCATACGGATACAATTGAGCTAGTTGGAATTTCAGAACGCCCGAGTAGATAATATTAGGCACGGCTGATTTCGATATGAATGATTTCCACAAGTAATGCATGTTTCTCCAACTTATTTTATGTGGTTCCGTTGTCACCTCAAGTGAACCAGCACAAAACTCTTCCAATAGATCGTTTTTCGTTTTTGTCTTGAATAGCAAAGCGTGTCGTGAATTGTCGCCGAACTGCTCAATCTGCGAAATAAATGTTTCAGAATTTCCGTAGCGGTTGGAATAATAACAGGCTATTGCGGCCAGGTTGATCCCGTTTTTTTGAATAAACTCTTTAAAGAAACTTACCGAAATCTTCGGGTCCATCGATATGAGCCTACAATCGGTAAGTTCGTATGACTCGTGGTATTTAGTAACGATATCTTGGGTGACGCTTGGTATACCGGATATGAGATAAAATATTTTATCAATCTCATTCAAGTATTTCTTATTCTTTGGTTTCACTAGATAAGTAAGGCGTGAAGGCTTCCTCAAAAGCCAATCCCCTATTAAAGTTAAGAAGTACTTCATTGATGTCTTGTGCTGAAAGACATTCGGGTACAAGCATTGAATTACTAATTGAAACGTTTCTACATTGGGGATGCTTCTAAATAAACTTCTTCCTTTTATCTGTTTCAGAATGGTGAATTTTGTTTTATGCTTCCATGGCATGAGCGCAACATCTTGCGAAATTGTTGTGAGTAGCTTGTAGTGAATGTCGTCGACCTTTACAACTGAATAATTAATACCGTCATAAAAGAAATAACAATTTGTGTTGGGTAAGTAAAAATATTGATTCTTGGCTAAAAACACTTGCACGAAGACATCTTTTTTTACTGTCATTTTCTCAACATGAATTTGGCGTTCTAGATGATCTGTCAATTCTTTTTCTGCCATAATGATGACTCTTTTTAGGTGGCTCTCTAACCGACCAGTCATGAATACGTCATCTTTATACTTGATAGTGAGTGCAGTTATTTCATTAAAAACGTTTTCCATTTTTACTTCCTTACTTCTATACGCGTATGGTAGAAGTATTTAAGCACTTGCAAAAAAAAATGTACGATTGAGTACGAATATGTTTTGTGGCCGTCTAAAGTTTCTAACGAATGCATAAGTATTTAAAGGCTTACATGTAAAAATTAAACAATACAAATGTCTGGATTTTCAACGGAAGGAAATGTGCTCACTCTTAAAACTGTACAAATTGCGCCTTTCCGTACTTTAATGACTGCGATGAAGGATATTCTATTGGAGACGAACATTACGTTTCAAGCAGATGGAATACGGATCATTAACATGGACAAATCACACACGATTCTTGCCCATTTGCATCTTGCCGCACAGAATTTTGAATTTTACGAATGTAAAAAGGAAAAAATTATTATCGGGGTTAACATGTTTCACTTATTCAAGCTCATCAATTCAATAGACAATGACGATACGTTGACGATGTATATTGAGAGCGCCGACTACATTGACGGCATTGTCTCCCATTTGGCGTTGAAGTTTGAGAATGGTGAGATAAAGCAGTGTAAGACTCAGAAGCTTCGCCTCATTGAGCCGGAACCGGAAGAACTAGAGTATCCCGACGTAAAGTTTTCGTCTGTAATAAATCTCCCGTCAACCGATTTCCAAAAGATTGTGCGCGATTTGTCCTGTATCTCGGACAAGTTGGAAATTAAATCAGTCGGTAATGAACTCATTTTCAAATGCTCGGGTCAGTTCGCGTCTGCGGAGATTCATCGTGCAGAATCCGACGGCAGCATGGGTTTTATTATGAAGCAAGATTCATCTAAAATTATTCAAGGAATGTTTTCATTACGAAATCTTGGATACTTTATCAAATGTACAAATCTATGTTCACAGATTGAAATGTATTTGGAAAACGATTTGCCGTTGGTGGTAAAGTACAATGTTGCTTCGCTTGGCGAAATCAAGCTTTGTTTGGCCCCTCTTCCTAGCGGCTAAAACGTGTTTTCTATTTATTTATTTATTTATTTTATTGTATTGTATTATATTATATTATAATATGTCGACCCCAAATAACTATGTCGGTACCAGATTCACAATGTTTTCCACGCTAATTGATGGAAGAGTAAATCCACCACTCGGTAAAAATCATCCTTGGTCACAATGTGCTTATAAAAGCGGTGTCCCGATGCCGAAAACGCCTTCGGTAAGCGCTTTCACAATGATGTATGGTTCGGGGTATGGTTCGGGGTATGGTTCGGGGTATGGTTCGGGGTATGGACCCGACTGGACCACTGGTAATGTTGAAGCTTTCCCTACCTTTGACGGATCACCCACTCAAGGTCAACAACCCAGTCAAGGTCAACAAGTTCAACAACCCAGTGAAGGTCAAGGTTCTGGAGAAATGGTTCCTACTCTTCCTCCTGGAGGTATTTCCCTTCCTCCTGGAGGTATTTCCCTTCCTCCTGGAGGTATTTCCCTTCCTCCTGGAGGTATTTCCCTTCCAACGTTTTAACTCCGCTACTTATGCGTATACTAAATCCCTACGTATTTAATCTGGTGGCTAAAAATTAAATATATTAAATTATTATCATTTAATATAATATTACATGTCTTGTAACACAAATTATAATTCGTATTTAGGAAGTAAAAGATGTTGTAACCTACAAGCGAATTACACAAATGGTTGCGCTGTTGGACCACAAGGCCCCCCTGGCCCTGGAGGACCTCGTGGAGCACCTGGGCAGCCTGGTTCCAGTGGTGGTATTATGGGACATACAGGTGCAACCGGTGCAACTGGACCAATGGGAGACACAGGATTGTCTCAAGGCGCTGCATATTTCTTGGACGCTACAACAAATTCTGATATTGCTGGCCACAAAACTTTGAGCGCGACGTCTACAGGGGTGAGCGACGTGAGCTTCACTGCGACGGGTGTTGTCGGCCCAACAAGGATTGCATCTTTTACGACGGATGTTTTGTACCCGCGGGTATCGGTAGCAAAAGCAGGCGCCTGGATCGTTTCCCTATACGTTGCGAGTGCTGGATTTGCCTTGCCGTCACCTACGATCACTGTAGAAATTTGGAAGCGAGACGAGATATTAAATGTAATATCTTTTGTTGCAACGTCTGCACCGTATACTCCGGTTGTTAATGGGGGCATTAATCTCGTGACAATATCTGTTCCTGTGAGCGAAATGGCTTTTCACGTTACAGATAGGTTTGATCTATATTTAATTGCGGACCATGTATTGACCAACATACTATCGGTTGAAGTAGGTCCAACTTATCCGGGGGAGGCTGACACCATGTTTGCGCCAGTCGACGGACTAACTGGGCCGCAGGGTGCAACAGGGGCTACTGGCGCAACAGGAGAAACTGGACATACTGGTGCAACAGGAGACACTGGCGCAACAGGAGACACTGGCGCAACAGGAGACACTGGCGCAACAGGAGACACTGGACACACTGGTGCAATAGGAGACACTGGCGCAACAGGAGACACTGGCGCAACAGGAGACACTGGTGCAACAGGAGACACTGGCGCAACAGGAGACACAGGACATACTGGTGCAACAGGAGAAACCGGACATACTGGTCCCACGGGCGCAACTGGGGATACTGGACCGCAAGGGCCACAAGGCCAATCATCAGGGTTAGTTCTACTAATGAATTTTGATCAGCAAAATTTGAGTTCACCTTTAATTTTTAGTTCTACTGGAATTCCTCTACCGAATATTCCACCCCCGCCGCCAGGAGGTACCCCAATCGCAGATTTTACTAATTACCCATCATATCCGTATCCAAATACATTGTGCAGTGAGTTATCATCTACAAATTACATAAATAACCCTAATTCTTTGAAAGAATTCTTTGGGCCAGGCGATACAGGCGTGCCAACGTCCATCGCTCAATTTTGTTGGATTGGCAATGAAGTAATAGTTTACCCACTGTTCATTAATGCTGGTATATGGGATATGAACATTTTTGCGAGAGCTGACCAAAATAACGCATCAATAAATTTTGCATTATATAAATTTGGACTTATTTCCCATGTTATCACTTTTATATCGAGTAATGATTTAGTACAAATACCAAATAATGTCATCCCTAGTCAAATACAAATTTCTATGATTGTGGACAATACACCATTAGATGCTGATGAAAAAATTGTCGTCGTCGTATTTGGAACAGCTGGAACAGCGAATACAATAATTGAGTTGTTTTTTGAAAGTAATAATAGTTATAGTCATATACATACCTCATTCGGCGCTCTTCCAGCTGCAGGTGCTACAGGCGCAACAGGCGCTACAGGTGCTACAGGTGCTACAGGTGCTACAGGTGCTACAGGTGCTACAGGTGCTACAGGCGCTACAGGTGCTACAGGTGCTACAGGTGCTACAGGTGCTACAGGTGCTACAGGTGCTACAGGTGCTACATTACCCATCACACTTGGAGTTGGTCAAACTGGCGGAATACTAATTGCTGATACTGCGAATAATGTGTATAAATTCACACAAATGTATATTACGCAGCCTTTATTAGGTGTATTAACTTTAAACGTCCCTGCAATTATCGCATCCGGTTCCATTTCAAGTGTTGGACTCACTACGTCTGGAACATCAATATTCAGTGGTCCAACGTCGACTACAAGCCTGCTAACATGCAGCAATGGGCTCTCAGTAACTGGCGGCATTGCGACGTTGGGTACGACAAATATAACAGGTCCACTACTTTTATCGGGCGGAGTCACTACCACAGGGGGAATGAGTACTGACACGTTCTTAGCTCATTCCAATGCTGTAATTAGTGGCACATTAAATTGTGGTCAGCTTACTTGTTCAGGTGAAGTTGATACGGGCAGCTTTGTGGCTGTGGGTGGAACTTTCACTACCCTCGGCTCAGGTACCCTCAACATAAGTGGTCTTTCCGTATTTACTGGTTTAGTAAGTAATTTTAGTGGTCTTAATGTTTCTGGTGGATTAACTGTACTATCTGGTGGCATAACGGTAAACTCGGGTACGACATCACTTGTCACGACTAACGTCACTGGTCTGCTGACAGGGTCGGCAGGATTAACAGTTTCAGGCGGCACAACGAATTTGCTTGTTACCAATGTTGTAGGGGCTTTAGGTGTTACGGGTGGCTTGCTCACGGCATCGGCAGGATTAACAGTTTCAGTTGGCACAACGAACTTGCTTGCTACCAATGTTGTGGGGGCTTTAGGTGTTACGGGTGGGTTGCTAACAGCATCGGCAGGATTAACATCCTCAGGTCTACTAACAGCTGAGCTTGGAATAAATTCACTTCTTGCACGAAATACCGGTTACAACGCCGGCTCAAATTGGTTGTACATTACTCAAAATTTAACTGCAACAGTCAAAGCAACCGCAACCCCAATCATATTTTCTAACTTGATTGGCGATACATCTCAATTTACAACTGTTAACCTAAGTGGAACAATTAATCCAGCAACGAGTGGAGTATATAGAATAACAATTGAGATTTCATTCACAGGATATACTGCTACTATGGCAACCAATACTCTATCCATATATGCTAATGGAGTTGTTCAACCAGGTTTCACATTCTTGATGAATAATGTTACACAAACATCCCCTTTTGGTGTGTGGAATAGTAAGACGTTCATAATGCCTTGGTCAGCAGGTACACTCTATACAATGGTGTACACTACTTCTGCTTTTGCAGGTGGAACTCTTGGAACAAATACAGCAACAATTTGTATTTCAAGATTAATGTAGGCGTCATACAATAAACGTAGTATCTCCACGTTTATTTATTTTCCGGCTTTATACTATCAAAAGCAAAAGCAAAAGCGAAGAAATAAATGGCATTTACCAGATTTCACGACGACCCCTGCCGCGTGGCGAAAGCTTTAGAACAAGCAACTGGACCTGGAAGATGGGTAATGAATGTTCCAGGTAACGGCGATACACCATGCTATATGGCGGATCCGCAAATTCGTATTCAGACATGGGGCGGCAATCTTTGGACAAATAGTGTAAACCTGGAAAGTGAACTTCAAGGAGTCAACCGACGATTATCCAAAGATTGCTTTGGCAAAGACGAATATCAACGTCACTCTGTAAAAAGTGAAGCCATGGTTTACCCGACATGCACTGGACTCACAACGGAGGAGTCGCGAACTGTGATGCCAGCATGGACTGCACGAGATTTAGAACAAGTCGACTGGTATACTCTGCCATTAAACCCACAAGAGAACGTTTGCATACCTTTCCACAATAATATCAATACACGTGTTATTGAAAAAGATCGTCACATTCAAGCTATCCCACACGAGTTGAACAATCGCGACTTTTTGCCTGTCGCAGTAAGCTCAACAGCTTTTACCAAATATTCCAATATTGGGCGTCCTAGTCGCAGCCATTTATAAAAATAGAAACTAAATATTATTATTTTTAAATTATATATATTCAATAATAATACTCTAGTACTATAACACCTGATGGAGCTTGCGATACCACTCATTGCGCTGGGAAGCTTTTACGTAGTCTCTAATGGCAATAGCAAGCCTCCAGCAAAACAGGAGCATGTAACACGAGGGCATAAAAGTAAAAGAATAGCCAAGGAAAACTTTACAAACATGGGAAAACATGCGAATTACCTCCCAAACGTGGATATACCCGTGGAGAATTATCCAGTCATGAATGCGAATGAACTTGCAAACGACACAGTTCAGCGCTACGTAAATCCCAATGCAGCTACAGACAAATATTTTGACCAGAACAAGTACGAGTCCCTCCGCGGAAATAAGGTTGGAAACAATATCCAAGAAGTTTTCTCGTTAAGTGGCAATTACTTGGATAGTAAAGAATTCAAACACAACAACATGGTACCCTTTTATGGTGGCAAAATAAAAGGACAAATATATGGAATGGATATGGCTGAAACGGTTTTGGACAATATGAATGGTAGCGGATCGCAAGTGACCAAGAAGATAGAACAGGCACCACTTTTCAAACCAGAAGATAATGTACAATGGGCTCATGGTGCCCCGAACAACAGTGATTTTTATCAATCACGTGTTAACCCGGGTATGTATAATAACAATGTCAAACCGTTCGAATCTGTCCATGTAGGACCTGGGTTGAAGCAAGGTTTTACCTCGGAAGGCAGTGGTGGTTATAATTCTGGGATGAATGCCCGTGATGATTGGTTGCCCAAAACGGTGGACGAACTGCGAGTGGTCACCAACCCAAAGTTGGAGTATTCTCTGGACGACCACGAAGGGCCAGCGTACTCACAGATTAAGAATGTAGGTAGTATTGGAAAAGTGGAAAAGTACTTGCCTGATAAATTTTTCATTCAGACACAGGACCGATGGCTCACAACAAATGGGCAGGAAAAGGGTCAAATGTTAAGATCCGTTCAAGAGGTTAATACTCCGAATAGGACACAGACGACACAATCATATGCTGGTATCGCTACCGAAAGAGGAGCATCGTATGTGAAAGGACAATCTCAAGACGCAAAACGAATAGCATTACCCACTTCGGACGTTAACCATTCATGTGCTGTCGGACATGGCCCACATGATGATAAAGATAGTGCATTCAAGAGCCATACTAATTACGTTAATAATCGTGCTTCAGTGAGTCAGCCAGACACAATGCGCAGCGGTTTTAGCCGTGCCATAGGATCCGTTATTGCACCAGTATTGGATATGTTCCGACCCACACGAAAAGAGGAATATACATCTAATATACGCGTCTACGGCGACGCAACAACAATTGTTCCTAGGAGCTATGTTCTTGACAGCTGCGAAAGGACTCCAACGACAATCAAGGAAACTACCATGTTTGCACCTAGATTTCATATTGGAAACCAAAAAGATGGTGCCTATGGAGTAACTGAACAGCAACCAACGTTTAACCAACGCGACACAACGAGCACTTATGCCATGGGTAATATGGGAGGAGCTGGGTCCCATTGGGGCTCTGTAGACTATTCTGGGGCTTATATGCAAACAAACAACGAGTCCAAAGAAAAGTCGGTTGTCGGCCGAACGAACCACGGCAATACTCAAATATTCAATGAAAAAATGAATGTGAGCGTTGCGAGGGTTGACGGAGATCGGGACAATAATCGTATGTGGGTCCCAACAAATATGCCTCAGCAAGCTGTCAGCAAAGAGACGTATGGGGCAGTAATCAAACCTTTAAATCCAGTGTCCAACATCAATGACCGCATGTCGGCAGACATGTTGAACGCGTTCAAAAGTAATCCTTATACTCACAGTCTGCATTCCGTCGCATAAATGAAATAACAAAAAAAAAAGTTTATATTATAACGCATACTTTTTCAAACTATTTGAATTGTGTGCGTTCTTAGCACCAGCATTACCTAGCAATATATGGGTCAGACTGACTATTCTGGGAACATATTTGATTGCTCATTATTTGAAAATACATGTAATGTATGCCAAATTTAAATCATTTAACACCATGGAAGATTCATTGACGATAAATCCATTGTCCCATTTCAAGTAAATAATTTTAATAATTGCGTCCTGCTTTTAATTTTATTTTATTTTTTAGTTTTGTTTTGGCATAAAACTTTGCCATACAAAGATAAAAAAGGATGGATTTAAATATACACGCCGATATTTTGGCGAGGCTAGGAACATTTGTCACAAATGAGAAAATTCCGAATATCATTTTTCATGGGTCTTCTGGCTCCGGAAAACGTACCATTTTAAATAAATTCATCCACATGATATATTTGGACGATCGCAAGAAAATGAAGGATTTTGTCATGTATGTTAACTGTGCACATGGTAAAGGTATTAGATTTATAAGAGAAGAACTCAAGTTTTTTGCGAAAACACATATAAACTCAAATGGTGGCGGAACCTTCAAAAGTGTAGTACTTCTCAATGCAGATAAGCTGACAACCGATGCTCAAAGCGCTCTAAGGAGATGCATAGAATCTTTTAGTCACACGACGAGATTCTTCATGGTGGTCGAAGACAAGGAGAAATTATTACGGCCAATACTCTCTAGGTTTTGCGACATTTACGTTCCTGAACCTCTCATTAATGGTAAGCATGTCAATCTCTACGAATACCTCACGACTAAAATATTTAGGATGGATGATATTAAGTCACAACGGGAAACTTGGTTGAAAAAAGAATTGGTATTTCTGACACCCCCAAATGAGACCGAAGTTGTAAAGCTTGCAACAAAGCTTTACGAAAAAGGATACTCTGGTTTGGATCTGATTACTTTAATGGGCAAACCCGAATATAATTTTTCGCAAAGGCATGAATTGGTGTTCACATTTAGTGTCGTTAAGAAAGATTTTCGCAATGAGAAACTATTAATTACGTTTATTCTTCACTTTGCTTTTGTAAGTTCAAAATGCGATTTAAAAAATATTACATTTATGTAATATTGAAGGTATAATTTCCTTTTGAATGGATGATTTTAACGTTTCAAGCTTACACGAGTCTAAAAATGAGTGGGGATCCAGACTCGTCACCATATTGTGTCCTCATATTGTTGACGGAATGAACTCCATATTTAAAGAGTCTTGGAAGCTATGCAAAGACAATGGAGAATCCGAAAAATATCTAATGACTTTTCAAAACTTTATTACCAGAATCCCCAAATGGAACGCGGCCATTATAGAGGCCGAGAGGGTGCGTATAGTAGAGCGCAGTAATTGCACTTACCTGGAAGATCTCGTGACATGCGTTCACATAATACAGTTGAAACTTCTTTCTGCTATTCGTGTTGGACAAAAGCAAAAGAAAATAGACATTAATATACCCAAATTGGATGATTTCATTCACAAGATTTATACCAATGTAGCCAGGAAGGTTTACAAGGCAGTATACCTTTTTGAAGTGCATATTGAACCGCTCCAAGTTCAAAAAAATAATCGCGAAATTGATTTGATTGTTCAAGAGTGCATACTGAATACTGTGCGTGACAGCATTCCTGTAGAGGCAATCTTGCAGGCGTACATGGACGAAACCGTAGAGGAAACACATACAGAAGAAGTGAAAGAAGAAATTATTGATGTGCTACCGCCCAAGGGAAAGACTGTCGTTGTCGATGAAGATATTCCTTTGCCGTTGCCTTTAGCTTCACAGAATTCAGTAGGTCAGCAAAAATCGCTTACATTTGACGACACTGATTACACACGAGACCAGAACGACGTTAATAAAGAAGTCGTTGCACTAAAGGACGTCGCAACGTTGGAAGAGATAAGTGTCCGGCGAAATAGTGAAAGGGCTGCGGCAACCGATGACGATGATGATGATGACCAAGTGAAAATTAAAATTTTTGATACAGCTCCTGCAGTGCCTTATGCATTTGACATTGAAACAATGGATCCACCGACATTATCGAATTTGAACACCAATTTGATTTTAAATGATATTGAAGAGTTGGTTTAAAGAAAACCAAAAAAACACTAAAACCCCCCCCAAAAAAATAAAAAAAAAGGATGCACGCGTATAATACGCAGTAACATTATTCTTGTTGTATAAAAAAAAGGCAATATTATGAATACGTTTGTAATATCGGGGGTCATATCGGTAATCTACTTTATCGCTCGCTTTATAGAAATGAGAACTTTGGACAAGGAACCGAAACCCTTGAAAGTATTGGTGAAAGACTCACTTCTCGTTTACTTCAGTGCGGTCATTGCATTCTTTGTTATTGACCAGATTGAACCCCTGATTGCTTCCGCAAAGTCAACACCAGTCGTTTTCACAGATAGCCCAGACTTTTAAAAAGAATGTACAATGGTACAAGTCTTCAGGCACAAGGTTATATTAGCACTTGTTTTGTTGTAAATACTGTATTAGTTCTTCTAGCTCAGTTGGGTAGAGCGTTGGTCTTATGAGCCAAAGGTCAGCGGTTCGAACCCGCTGTCGAACATTCATTTGTTTTTTTCAACATTTATAATCCGAATATTTACTCATTAATTTTACAAAATAAATATTTACTTAATACATCACAGGATGGTCTCTCCAAAAGAGAACAATGGGACGAACAAACTTTCAAGTTACATTCCTTCAATGAAGGCGCTTCGCGTGGACGACGTCATGAAAATATTAGCGGTAAGTTATGTCGTCATGTTTTCAGCTTTCATGGTAAATACACTAACATGCTACCAACAAAAACTAATTGAAAAACATTGGTACATCAAATACATTTTTGTTTTTTTGACGATTTATATTTGTGTCACATTACAAGACGATTCTCTTAACATTGATAAAATGCCCCCGAACCAAAAATTTTTAGCGTCTCTCGTCTTTTTCACCCTCTTTATTACCTTTATACGATTGGATATATTCGTCAACGTTTTAATCGTAGTACTAACCTTTATTTATTATTTTATAGAGTTGAATAAAAGTTATTACTTTGAGGACATTAATTATTTGGAACGAAAAGACCCTAACGGTACACAGTACGGTTATTGGATTACAATTGATTTCCCAATCAAAATAAGATTGTTTCCTATCAATGCAATGGATGAAACCAGGTTGATTATTGTACAAACAATAATTGCGTATGCTGTAGCATTACTTCTTGTGATTGGACTCATTTCGTATGCGGGCGAACTAAAGGATGCCATGCGGAAAAAAAATCTAACATGGTTGGGAGTCCTATTTGACACCAAACTGTGCAAGTTGAGTGACCGCTTACCGCTCTGGAAATACTTCAAGACTGGATTGGGTGTGCCGATATAAAATAGAACAATTTATATTTTTCATGATGTAAAACCTTATTCTAGCAATATTTTATAATATCATCTTATAAGATACTTGATTATTTGTGAATTTATTAAATGTTGTCTATTATTCAAAATATACCAAATGTTGGCGTATACCCCCTCACATACGTATTCGAACATATGAAACTTCAACACAAACCAAATACATTATGGTTAGAATTTGGGGTAGCGAGTGGTCGGACGGTCAATTACATTTCAGGATTCACAAAGGAGAAAGTATATGGATTTGACAGTTTTGAAGGACTACCAGAAAAATGGCGCGATGGATTTGAAAAAGGAGCGTTTTCCCGAAACGGTGGCTTACCCGAGGTTAACAGTAACGTACAATTGGTCAAGGGATGGTTCAATGAAACATTAGTTCCTTTTATCGTGTCCCAAAACAAGAAGATATCGTTTATTCATATGGACGCTGACTTGTACAGTTCTACGAAATACATATTTGATATATTGAAAGATTACATGGACCGTGATTGCGTTATTATTTTTGATGAGTTAGTAAACTATCCAGGGTTTGACGGAGAAAAGGGGGAGCTGAAAGCATTTTACGAATTCATCACAGAAAACAAGGTAGATTATGAATGGATTGGTATGAACGGTGTTCCTACGGGCATGTTGGGCTACCATCACGAAAATGTCGCTTTGATAATAAAATCAATAAATTAAATATATTTTTGTTTTCAACTGTGGAAAAAAAAATAGTGCATAATTAAGTTGTATCTATTTTTCTCATCTAATCTATTTTTATTTTATTTTTATTTTTATTAAAGTAATATCTAAAATGACACATGTACTGTGCACGTTTGTACATGTTAAAATGTAGACATTGACTTTCGTTGATATTTCTTGTCAATCGCACGATGTTCGCCAGTTGTCGCAACACACCGTCCCTTAAGCGTCTTTACGAGCATGATTTCCAAGGTTTCGTTATCTTCATCGTCCGAGTCTGGAAATATGTAAGCACCATCTTCATCTGTATCGACCGACCTGGCCTCTTCAGAATCATAGCCCGTTTCGTCAACTCTACTACACGACTGGTATATTTCGCGAACCATGCTTTGATGTGCTGTGCATGATGCGAAAGTAGCATTAGCATAATCGTTTTCTTTTTCTTCGTCTTCGTCTTCACATTCACCTTCGTCCTCGCTGTCCGACATAGTGCCTTCAATGCTTGTCTTGGCTTCCACACTGGACATGTCCATGCTAGACATGTTCGGTGAATCGTATTCTTCCGAATTTGGATAACGTTCCGCAAAAGCCGATTCACTCATGCCCTCAATAGATTCGGCTTCTAATGCAAGAAGTCTTGTGAGCTCGGTCGCAATATGAATAGTCTCCTCTACCTGTACCAAAATGGAGTCCATACCAAGAAGTTTTTTTTTGTTCGCAAGATAGTTTTCTTCTATTTCCTCTTTCTTCTTGGAAGCCTTGTCCCACATTTCGTCGTTGCGGCGAATCTTTTCCAAGTAGATTGTGTTCTTTGCACTGATTTCTTCTAGTTTAGCAGAGAGAAACTCCAAGTCGCCTTCTTGGGTGGTAACACCTGCTGACAGTTGGTCATACTCTTCGACCAATTCTAGCTGCCGTCTTTCAGATGATTCCTTGTCTTCTTGACTGGTTTCCAAGTCCATGATAACCGAGGCAATTTTTTTTGCCTTGGTCATTTTGAATTTGCGAAAACGACTTTCTTGAAGGTCCTGCTTTTTGAGTGCACCTTCCGCATTCTGTAGCAATGCTACAAGAGTACTCCTGTCCATTTGACTAAAGTCCATTGCAGTCACCACTGCTTTGGTCGCCTTCACTTTTTTCTCACCACCGAATTGCTTGTTACCTCCGAACGACATTGTTTTGTTTTGTTTGATTGCTTGGAAGCCTGATTGATATTGATCTGTAAAAGGTTACTATGGAGGAACGGAAAGTATTTCAATTTTTTATTTGATATGAGACTATTGATACACACATTTTAAAAGTTAGAATGAAGACAATATGATGCGTCTTCAAACTACTTTTAAATTTATCATTATTTTTAAATGTTGTCAGTATACTATATAGCAATTCGTCAAATGCGCCCATATTGTAGTCGAAAAAGATGCCACATACGAAAGTCTCACAGCCATAGGAAGAACTCTGGAACCGCAAAGAAGAGGTCGACGAGGAGGAGATCCACTTCAAAGAAGTCTTTCTTTGATCAGCTGATGGCACCTTTTAGTGCATAAATGTCGGACTTATATAATGTTCAATTCTTTACAACATTACATAACATATTGTACGTTCTAGGCCTATGTCTTCCTCTGCATTTGTCTTCCTTTTTTTTCCTTTTTTAAGTGTGACCCAACTTAATTTTATTCAAATTTTCACGTAGCGGAAAGCTCATTTTGCTAATTCTACGGGTAGTTGGATTAATCGGAGCAATTGGAGCAATTGACTCAGTCTGCGTTACACTCTTATGCACCATCAAGTCGTGTGCAGCCGGTTCAACTTGTTTTTTTTGAGCACGTTCTTTAAACAAGAACTTATCGCGGTTGTCTACGTCTATATAAGACTCCGCAAGAACATTATTTGCGACGAGTACGCTGTGCTTCTCAGTCTCTATATGGTAGTATGTCACTCTATGTCGTGACTTGTCCTGGTAAATTGTGTCCCCGTTCAGCAATTTTTTTGCGCGAATGATTTGGCCGTTCACGATTAATGCGTGGCCAGGCGAAACAAAAAGGTCTTCGTTCGGTGAATTGGGTGCTAATGCACTTGCCTTAATACATATTGGCCAAGACTTGTATGTCAAGTTGCGTGCACTAAATTTGCTAATCCACATAATTTTTTCATATTTTATTGGGGCGCGAACGTACTCTTCGTTGTCACTGATAACCCCCTTTGTAGCAATCTCATCGCCACATTTAAGTCGCTCTACAACCTTATATCCATTTTTCGTCAAAATTTTAGTACCGCGGCAATAACACGGAATGTCCCCAAAACCGGTTACGTTAGTTGAGATTGTATCAGTGCTGATATCCCCTTCAATAGAAAATAAACATCCAGTATAGTTAAGTACGCCACCTGTTACTATGTTGCTTGTAGCAATGATGTTTCCATCCAACATTAAAGTGCCATATGAACTATTCGAAAAACTCATATTTCCGGTAGAACCAATTGTAGTGCAATAAAATATGTTTTGGGATTGTGCTCCATTTGTGAGAACCGAATAAACATTATTTAAAATAATCGATGGTGCTACAATAAAAAATTGTGCGTTTGAATCGCCATTGCCGTCAAAAGTAAGAGCCATTGGAGCGCCTGTTATACTTATAGCAGTTGGTGAGTACCAAATATTGATATTACCATCATTTATAAAAGTTGCGCCGGAGGTACCTATACTAAGTACATTGTACACATTGCCGGTTATCCCGTTCGTTATATAAGTTTGTAAGTCATTGAGATCTAAAAATGCGCTTGCCATAGTAGTAGTTTGGTCAATTTGTCCTGGCGAAGTACCTGTTGGACCCACCGTAGTAATGTAACTTGGACCTGCAAAGCAACCCCAATTTCCGTTATCTACATAGTAGTACTGGGCATTGGGAGCGGCATTAATAGACGCTCCCGCTAACAGCGCATAAGAAAAAAGATCGCTGTAGTCGGCAAAATCAACAGATAGTATATTTGACATTGTCTCTATAATATTTATTAAATATTATTATTTATTAAATATTATAATATTTAGTTTCCTCATGCGTACTTTGACGCAAGTCGAAAGTATTGTTTCGCTTTCTCCTTGTTTATTCTTCTAGGGCTTTGAAAAATGGACCGAATTTCCGTTGACATATAAGACTCGGTCAAAATTCCGTGTGCAATTATTACAGAGTGTGGATCTAGCTCTACATGATAATAAGTGACAAAATCACTTTTTAAGTCCTGGTAAATTGTTTGTCCGTTGACCAAGTCCTTGGCTTGCACCATTGATCCTTTGATTAAAATTCCGTGATCGGGCGAAACGTACAAATTTTCATTAGGGAAGTTTTTCGCAAATGCATTTGCCGAAATACAAATTGGGTACGAATTTTTTGTAAGATTTTTAACATTGAATTTACTGATCCATGAAATTGGTACGCTATTGGTTTTCATATTAACGATGCACCCGTCTACAATGTCACCCTTTGTAACAATTTTGTCACCAAATTCCAGCTCTTCAACTACTTTGTATCCTCTTGCTGTCAATATTTTCGTTCCTTTGAGAAAACACGCAATGCTAGAAGAAGGCCCTGGTGGTCCTGGTGGTCCTGGTGGTCCTTGAAGCCCGGCAATACCATCTACTCCATTTGCACCAACTGCTCCATCAATACCATTTATGCCAGATGCTCCATCAATACCATTAGTGCCAGATGCTCCTGTTGGACCCTGAGGACCTGTGTCTCCTATTGCGCTAGCTGCACTATCTACACCGTTAGTGCCAGATGCTCCTGTTGGACCCTGAGGACCTGTGTCTCCTATTGCGCCAGCTGCACCATCTACACCATTAGTGCCAGATGCTCCTGTTGGACCCTGAGGACCTGTGTCTCCTATAGCGCCAGATGCTCCTGTTGGACCCTGAGGACCTGTGTCTCCGGTTGGACCCTGAGTACCCGTGACTCCTGTGGCAGTCGCACCCATCCCGGTTAATAATGGTATGCTCGTAACTACTACGTCCAAATAAGAGAATATATTTGCCGTCAAAGGATCTGTACCTGTACCTGTTATATAAAAACTTTCTGTTTGTGTGATAAATGTACCGAAAATATCGCAATTATTAAAAGTCATACTAGCACCATTTGATGCAATAAAAAATACATTTTGTGGCCATAAACCATTGTTAATAAAACTGAACTCTGTTAAGGTTATGGTTGTTGGGATAACAAAAATAAAAGAAGCGTTACTTAACCCTGCTCCCAATAGAGTAAAAGTTGAATTAGCTATAGGGTTACTGCCTGTCAACGAATATACCCCCGGGACAACATTTATGTTATAACCCATAGAGGGGAAAGGTTGAGCAACTGGAGCATAGGACGTTAGAGCGGCAATGAGATTTGTTAGATCTGTAGTCGTACTTCCGATGTACGAGCTCTGATCCGCGGACGGATAAATCCCTGTAACTCCAGGGCTTCCATCAAATGCACCCCAATCACCATTTGATACAGGTAGTGTACCGGAAATTGATCCGGTATAGGAAATAACTGCGTAATTATATAGTGATGGGTAGTCCGATATTAATATTGAAGGTGATGCAGACATTTTATATATATAATAAAGAAAATTTTATCGTTAGGGGTTAGACTCCCCTATATTTACTTTGTCCTTTTCTTCGTCCACCTCTTGTAAATATTCATTTTCTTTGTCCACCTCTTGTAAAGATTCCTTTTCTTCGTCCACCTCTTGTAAAGATTCCTTTTCTTTGTCTACTTCTTCGTTCTTTTCTTCGTACTTTTCTTCGTCCACCTCTTGTAAATATTCCTTTTCTTTGTCTGCTTCTTTGTCTACTTCTTTGTCTACTTCTTCTTTCTTTTGTTTGTCTTCTTCTGAATTAAATCCGGAAGAATATTCAGATTCCCTTATTCGTTCTTGTGTTTCGCCGAAACGAATTCGCTTCGCTGATTCTACATTCATTTTATGCCGTATTCGTTCCGATTGTTGCGCTGTAAATGCAGTATTCTTTTGTGGTACCCCAAAAGTTGGCACGTTTTGTTGTGGTGGCGCAAAGGACGAAGAATGTTTTTTCCGAAGTTCGGAGAAGCAAATACCCATTGGAGATTACAATTATGGTGTGTGTACTTATAATATAAAAATTTTTTGATAGATATTATTTTTTATAAAATTGATAAAATTATATATATATTGTTGTGATACAATCATTATTTTTTTACAGCAATGTCCGGGTCTAAAAATAAAATGCGAAACCTTCTTTTCCCCAACACAAGGAAACCTGGGCCAGTAGTAGGCTACCCCGCGAAAGTAGAGACTTTCGCAGATTTTACAATGCTTGAGTCGCGTATTTGGCGTATGAGCCATAAAGTGATAATGTGGTCGCTCAATATAGACATGTTGCGCCGATCACTAGCGTATGTAGACTATGAAAGAATGATTCAAAGCTGGTACATTGCATGTAAGCATTTATCGGGTGTCGCGTCACTGACATGCATGTTAGAAATAGAAAAACATTTTCGTTTTAAACTGAATTTAATACGAAACGCACACAAGGCGATATGGGTCGCAAGAGATTTGATGTTATCATATCTTGCATAAAAAAATAAATGTAAGTAAAATTTTGGATAAGTTTATTCCTGTTTTTTGAATGCTAAATCCGAAGGTATCTCGTCCACATTCATTCCTTCTGCTAAATCTTTTTTACTGATTTCATATTGCGAAAAACAATCTCTTTCAAGCTGTGCCGAAGGCACATGGTTGTGCACTCCTCTCGCTATCATTTTGTAAAGTTTAAATTCAGGATATCGCTCTTCGCCATTTGTTTTGTACAGAATATTCAATCCTTTATCATCAAGACACCACTCGTAAACGAGAGCCGCAACGGGATCAAGCGCACCTTTTACTTCCTCAATGTCCGTAATGAGATAATCAAACAAGGAACAGCCTAAACGACAAAGATCAAAACTGAAATTCGGATCTAGCCTTGCTTTTTTATCATTGAAAAATGGTTCGGTATTGTACTGTGTAGCGGCGTCCGCACCAGCTTGAAAACTATCGCTGCAGAATAAATGCCCACTGAATTTATATATGCTTCTTCCAAAGTCAATAATCTTGAAGATTCGGCCAAATGTTGGAACCTTGTAATGTTTGCGATTGTATGTATAGTATAAAAATGGTTGCGTCGTTTTCACCACCATTACATTGTTAGAGTGTAAATCATTATGAGTGAACCAAAAAGCCTTTTGATACATGATCAATGTCATGATTATTTGCATTAATCCAGAAAACCATTCTGCTTGAGACATTTCTGTCCGGTGTAATAAATCGTCGAGTGTCTCGTCACACTTTTCCATACAAATAATTTGAACAGGGAATTGTGGTATTGTCACATTGATAACAATGTCGCTAAATACAGATGAGCTCTTGGACGTCTCCCACGACCCACTCTCGTCACCATCTCCTTCTCCCCCTTCTCCACCATATTTTCCTTCTTCCCCGTCGTCTTTTCCTTCTTCCCCGTCGTCTTTTCCTTTTGCACCATTGTCTTTTCCTTCACCATTGTCTTTTCCTTCTTCCCCGTCGTCTTTTCCTTTTTCACCATTGTCTTCTCTGTCTCCGCTTTCCAGTTCCAGTTCCACTTCCATACCATCTGTAGAAGGGTCAATGGACGTGTGAGATGTTCGTGACGAACATGTGGAAGACGAGTGCAGAGTCCCTGATGTTTGCATGGGGGTATCGCCATCTATTTCCTTCAAATCATCCAATGTTATACAGTTGCCCCCGTCATCTGCAAACTCGGCAAGTTCCTCCATCTCAATATCACAGGACTCACCACCGATCCGAATAGGTGGTAAAACTTGTACGTCGTCGTCTTCCGCAAACAAGTGGCTATAGTCGTCAACTTTAAACGCAATGTTCTTATTTTTATTAAAGTATGCAGACTCGTTCAGGTAGTCAATGTCATCGGCGACGTTGACCTTGTAATCATTTTTTACGGCCAAGAATGCATCATAGTACTTTACAGAGTGAACAATTCCATGAAGATCACTAAGTTGGCTAGATAGATATGAAAAAAACGCATCAATATAGGCTGCATTGTTGACATCATTCATTTTAGGGTGTGCTTTTAACTGTTCACCCAATCTAGGGAGATTGTATAGACACGGATCCTCAGTATCATACTTTCCTAGCAAGAATTTGAATGGATCTAGAAGCGGCGCCAATTTGAAAAAAACATTTTCCTTGCGAGTATCGCCAGTCAGATGGTGCTGTACACGACATTTATAAACATTTTCATGATCCTTTGACATTTCATATAGACTGTGCATATGCCAGGTGTTGTTCAAGTTAATAGTATCAAAGTTCGTTGCATTGAGTGAGAAAAAGCGATTGTAAAGTGGAATAAAGTTTTGTATGCTTTTCATGGACATTTTATTGCTTGATCTAAAAGACTTGAACAAGTCCTTATTCTTGCGTTTTTCATAATTCAGAAGCATTCTGTATGAATGTTTTGATGACCTGTTTTGTTATTAGCTAAATAAGATTTAAATTCCCCAAGTTTGAACTCACTGTAACGTATTATGTGGGTAGGTTGCGTAACCTCCACCTAAAACATTTTAGGTTGCTAAAATAATAAACTCGTACAAGAAGAAAATAAATATGACACTAGAGCTGAAAAAGTTTGACATGAAGTCTATAAGCTTTAAGCCTAATGAGTCGAAAGGACCTGTTGTCGTCCTTATTGGACGAAGAGATACTGGTAAGAGTTTCTTGGTGCGCGATCTTCTTTACTATCATCAAGACGTTCCTATCGGGGTCGTTATAGCAGGCACAGAGGAGGGCAACGGATTTTATGGTAAGCTGGTACCAAAATTGTTTATCCACAATGAGTACAATACTGCTATCATTGAGAATATACTGAAAAGACAAAAGTCTGTTTTAAAACAGATCAAAAAAGAAATGGAAGCGTTTAAAAAAAGTACAATTGATCCAAGGTCGTTTGTTATTCTAGACGATTGTCTTTACGATGCAACGTGGGCGAGAGACAAAATGATGAAGTTACTTTTCATGAATGGACGTCACTGGAAGATTATGCTAATCATCACAATGCAGTATCCACTTGGAATTCCACCAACCCTGCGTACAAATATAGATTACGTTTTCATTTTAAGGGAACCATACATTGCGAACCGCAAGCGCATCTACGAAAACTATGCAGGAATGTTTCCAACATTTGAATCGTTTTGCCAGGTAATGGACCAGTGCACTGAAAACTACGAATGTTTGGTAATAAATAACAATGCAAAATCAAATAAACTGCACGAACAAGTCTTTTGGTACAAAGCAGACCAACACAATGATTTCAAACTGGGTTCAAAAGAGTTTTGGGAGATATCAAAGGGAATTAATTCGGATGACGAGGATGAAAAGTACGATCCAGCAAACACAAAGAAGAGAGGAAACCCGCCCAAAATATCAGTACGCAAAACAAAATGGTAAATAATGGTAATATACGTAGACTAAGGCATGATACCCCCAAAAAAATATTTTTAAATATAAAACAATAACAATAAAAATATTTACTAATATTATCAAACCCACTATGCCGAAACCTTATAACCGATCTTTAGGTTCAGCCTTTACGGGCGATACTTTTGCCCAAGCTCTTACGATAATTGCGTCGATGTATCTTATTTATTTGTCGTACCAATATCTTGCGGGAATGAAAACCTGCAAATGTGTGAATCAGAAAAGTGCGCAGCGCCTCAAGACATTGGAGCTTGTACTGTTGGTGCTCAGTGGAATCTCTCTGCTCCTGTTGGGCGTTCCAACTTTTAATCCAAAGCTGATGAAATATAAAATGGTTTCCATGTTGATTGTGCCCGTAGTAATTTTGTTTTATTTATATTTTATTTACAATGTAAACTCGTTCAAAAATAGCTTTTCCAATTCGTGTGGGTGTGCCATGCAATGGGAGCGGTGGATAGTCTACGTTCAGTATGGAGTCTATGTATTTGAAATCATGCTTCTCATTCTTTTGGCACTGTACGTAATGATGCGCTGGGCCATGCAAATTGTGCGCTAAAATTAAACACTCGCAAATGGTCCACTGAGTAATTCACTTTGACCGTTGTCCGTTTTTCCAACAACGATATTGTCTCCTTCAAAAAGTTCCGCATGAATATCAGCAGAGGATATTTCATTCCCACCTGCTTTAAGCGACGATTCTTGCGTATTCATTTGACCCACCCCAATAAGATTACCATGTTCGTCAATGTTCTGTGTCAAGGAAGAACCAAACTTTTCTGCATTGAGAATGTTCTCTTCAATCGCCTTTTTCTTCGATTCCTTGACGCGTTGATCAAACGCAGACTTGGCGAAATCTTCATTTTTAGTCTTCTCGTGCATTAATTGGTTGAGTTCATCTTCCATGTACTCTACACGACCAGTCTTGTAAGCCTCTGGCTCCCATGGCATCCATAGTCCAACCGGACCAACATAGACGTCGTGCGATGGGTCAACTTCACGGAGCATCTTGCAGCGCAATTCAGCCTCCTCCAACGTGGGGAAAACGCCACGAATCTTTAACCCACGTAAAGACGTTTGGAACTCGTTTTGTGTGTTGAACTTGTTATCAAGCGATTCCTCGTTTTTATCGACATAGGTCTTGAAATCGGCAGCGACACTTTCTCCTTGCACAAGCGTCTCCCTTTCCTCTTTCACGAAACCTTCGAAATCCTTTGTTACAGAGGCGAGATCCATCTTGTACTTGAAGCTTAAAAAACTCAAGAATTGAACATATTTTTCCATCGACTTGGACATCTCCCACGTCTTCAAGAATTCCTCAAATACAAATATTTGTTTACTCTTAAGGATTGTTTCTGGTGAAACAAAAGACACACACGCAAACTTTTGCCCAGCGATTGGCTTGTCTTCTTCCAACAGGTCAACATACTTTGGGTTGGGTTTACCATCCTTTCGCTTCTGTTTTTCATACGGAGGCCTTGCACTATTCGTATTAGTTTGACCTTGACCCGATGCAGCAATTTTAGAATGTACCCCCATTGTATTATTATTTTAACGGCAACGATTTTAAGTTTTATTTAAGACAAATAATAATAATATTTTATTATTTGCATAATCTATAAAAAAAAGTACAAGAACACTATTGACATGTTTGACGTAACAGAAATTGTAAAACGCATTATTAAGTATTTGGTAGAAGGTCTTATGGTAGCTTTTGCGGCATACGCGATTCCACAGCGTTCGCTCAACGTGGACGAAATTTTGTTGTTGGCGCTGACCGCGGCGGCCACGTTTAGCATTCTTGATACCTATGTTCCAAGTATCGGGGTTACGACGAGGTCTGGTGCAGGTTTCGGCATTGGCGCGAACCTCGTCGGCTTCCCTGGTGGGTTGTAAGGTTTTATATCTACTTTTTGACAATTATTTTTTTTTAAAAAGACTGAATATCTGGATATTCATTCCCCAAAAGAAGTTTGCATTCTTTGGCACTTATAGGGTTTTTTGTTTTTTTGGCCCTTAATTTATCCGAACCGACCCTTACGTACCTGTACACCAAAAGTGGGTAGTTGTTGTCCTCTTTGAAAAGAATAATGGGTTCTTCCCCATCGTACCCATTTTTTTGAGCTTCCTTTTTAGAAAAGGAAACCCAAATACGATATTTATGTTTTGGTAAAGCCTCAAAGGAGATAGAGTCTTCAGTAGCAGTCGTGCGCTCATTGCATGTCATAAAACCAAAATATCGCAATGGGTGATTTCTCCCGCATGGCTTTACATTTTTACCGGTGATAACCATTGTTCTTGTTTGTCTTGGTAAACAAATCAGGTACGTTGCATCCGGATTTCCAAACAGTCCGCCTAGTTTTGCTGCCGCAGGAAGAAAAAATTGTTTCTCACGTGTATTCGCTGTGTCTGGAATGTCCGCGAACCGAAAAAACAATGCAAATGATAAAAGCCTGCTTACTTCTTTGGTATTGGCGATTATTTGTGATTTGGATATTTGTTTCACTCTTTTGTCGTTTACGAATACCTTTGGTAAGATAGAAACTAATAGTGGTTTCCTTGTTACACTAGAAACATACAGGCGAAGCACCGCCGAGTAATATTGGTTCACTGGCGCTTTTGGCAATTCGTAGGTGTAGTGTTTCGGTAGTTCGTTATCTATTTTGTGTGCAACGGGAATACCCGAACTGTTATACACAGAAATACTGTAAAATAGTATTCCTGAATGCGGAACAGAACCTTCAAGCCTTATTGATTCTTGAGATGAATACGTGAGGACAAAGTATTGAACCGTAAAATCAGGCATTGTAAAGTTTAACAGAGTAGGTGCACTCATCACAATTGCCCAGCCTTGATCCATATATTTTGCATAAAGCTGACGTAAAACAAAATCCATTTATATTGGATTCGTATTTTATTTTTATTTCGTAAAATGAAATGGACTAATTGGACCAATAGATAAACCCGGTTAACTCAGTTAGGTAGAGTGCACGCCTTTTAAGCGTGTGGTCAAGGGTTCGATCCCCTTACTGGGTGTATAATTTTTGTTTTGAAAAAAGATTTATTTTAAAACAAAACTGACAAAAATAAGTAATTAATTTAACATAACAATTGTGCCGCAACCATAACACGATCTTCTTCGGTCAGTGGTACATGAATCTGACTTAACAAAGCAGTCAATATTTTGCGACGATTCAATTGGCCTGGCGTATTGAACATTCTGCAAACAACAACTGTATTTTCCACTGTATGATTTTTTGAATTATCTAGTCTTTCTAGGCTAAAATGGCGCCAATTGTCTCTGTCTCTAGAAAATGGAATTCCTGTATAAAAACATCGGCACTTTTGCTCTATAATTTTTAAGAACATTTGTTCCCCCGTGAGGCACGAGCCTGCTGTCGCGGGATCACGTTTTGATACTTTATCGTGTTTGCGATAAGTATTTCTTTTGATAGTTAGTATTGCAATCAAATGATTTATTTCACGTTGTTTGTAGTATAAAGGACTAATTTTTGATTTGTTTTGGACCCAAATTGTGCTTGGTGCAAGAACACCATTTTCTTTTGGAGTGTTCGACCACCATTTTTGGAACTCGGAAACCAATTCGGCGGTGTCGGTCGATTGGCGCAATTCGCTCAAAAACTCCTGAAAACATTCTTTCCATGCAGACAATAAATCAGGGATTGCTTTATGTTGAGCAACGTTAAACTCGTAACATATTTTAGTACAATGTTCCTCAAAGTGTTCTTGTGTTGGGCCGTTATTTTGAATACTTGCTCGCCAATTGGCATTTGGAATTTCAACGGGTTCAATATTGCTGATTGAACAACGTTTGCTTAAACCAGTGTACCATTTTAGTGAAAGATTTTTATAGTTGGCGAGCAAGTTCCGCACGTAGCAATCAGTATTTGAGAAAACCATTTTACTCTTCTTTGCTTTACATATACGGCATCCCGTACGCATATTTTCGTGCCCACTTTTTTGAAGTGTGTTGTCATATCCCGACGTCCTCATATAATATGCAGGGGTCAATGGTTTTTCTTTGAAGCAAGTTACACAAGTTTCAACGACCAATATTTGACCATCGACCAGAATGGCACGACGATTTTTCAGACCTGTCGTTTTGTAATTTTGTCTAGAAATCTGTCCCACAACAAGCGTCCCATCTTCATACGATTTTTGCCATTTTTCCTTATATTGTAGGTCTTCTTCGTCGAAGCGCGCCTGTGTGTCATTTTTTTGACCGAATGCGGCTGGGGGTGATCGTTTGCGTTTCTTAGAATCGCTCATTTTTGTTTCGTTCATTTGCTTAATTGTAAGCAGATGAACATTTGAAAGTGATGTGTATACGTATTGGGTAAGCTTTATGTTTTAATGTTTTTAAATAGTAGCAAAAAATTCCCAATTTAAATCTTCGCATATTTTTTTCCAAATCGTGTCTTGCTCAATGAGTTTTTCGCGGTCTTTCAACATTGGAATTTCGTCTAGGTAATGAGTTTCATCCAAGAGTTCAAATAGCTTGTATAGCACATAGTAGTAATGCAGAAAATTTACCCTGTAATCTGGACAGTGCCTTGCATAAGGGTATTGAATTTCAATAAAAAAATTGCACAAGGATTCTTCCAATTCCTGCGAAATGATGGGTGGACGCAAACCAAGTTTGTCTTTGATAAAATTAATATGTTCATAATATTTGTTCAATCCGAGTTTTTTCAGTAGTTCTTTCGTCTTGTAGTAAGTGAGTTTAGACTGTTCTATTCGCTCTTTCTTGATTTGCATCATTAAATTATCAATCACTTCGCCGGGAATTTGTGTTGTTTCCTTCCCTTGGAACTGGGCAAGAATTTCTTTGAAATGATTAATCTTCTTGTAAGCGTAAAAGCATACTTCCTTTGGAGGTTCCTTGTAGCTTGGTTTTTCATTTTCAACAAGATACTTGAAGTTTCTAAAACAAGCATTACATATGATTACTCCGTCGTCATCCGCAGGAATCAGTTCACCACGGAAGCAAGACTGACATATATCTGTTTTGTGCATAAACATGTTGATATCAAGAAAGGTTTCATCAATATTCACCAAATATTTTTGGCAAATGTTATTACTAGTTGTCTCTGCTGCAGGAATCCTTTCATCCCCTATTTTGAAAAATGAATTTAAAATGCTACTTTTTGCGACAGGACCATCGCCATTCGAAATTTTCTTTTTATTTTCAAAATAATCAAAAATGTATTTTGAGTTGCCTAAAAGGTAATTCATTCTTTTTGATTTTAGCTGTTTGATACTATCCCTAATGTTCACCGCTCTGTCACGACAGTTCATTTCAAATTCAATATTTGCTTCTTTTGCTGCGATATCTTGCACTCCGGAAGTCACTTCAATGATTTTTTCAATCTTCCGCAGCTCTCTTTTGAGCTTTGGGATTCTTTCCACTTCGTCCACCTGAAACTCCTGAACGAATTCATTGTGTTTACCATCCAATGTAGTGGAATTCTTTTTGTTCACCTTGAATTTTTTTATACTTTTTGGTTTAAATGAAGGCATAAATAAGGAAGCGCTTAAAGCAAATTAATTATTTAGGAATGTTATTAGACTCAATGATCCGCATATATTTATATACTTAAACTACGCGATTGTTATTTGAATATTTGAATCTTTGGATCTTTGGATCTTTGGATCTTTGAATATATTTTTTTTTGGCATGTTTGAAAAAAATATATGTTTTCTCAGGTATTAAGAAAACCAGAGTTTCGGGAGGTAAATGACCGATATCAAAATACTATTGGAAAATGGGAATATAAGAATGGACGCAAGCACCATGGCAAAAATGGCATTTCTATGTAATGCAATAGACGATGGATGGACTGTTAAAAAACGTAACAAGTCATACATATTTGTCAAAAATCATGGAGACAAAATGGAAGTGATGGAGGACTCATATTTGCTTACGTTCGTGAAGGACAACTTGTCTATGACACAACGATTAAACGACGCTACATAAAAAAAAATATTTTAGCCAACCTTTTTTTTTTTAACAAATCAATTAAATTCAAATCTGTGAAACTTTTTTCTTTAGCAATAATATAAACTAAAAGAAAAATGGGTGGAGGTTTAATGCAACTAGTCGCCTACGGCGCACAAGACGTTTACTTGACTGGAAATCCGCAAATTACCTTTTGGAAGGTCACTTACAGACGTTATACTAACTTTGCAATTGAATCTATTGAACAAACTTTCAACGGCCAAGCCGATTATGGACGGCGAGTTACTTGCATTATTAGCCGAAACGGCGATTTGGCGTACCGCACGTATTTGCAGGTAACGCTTCCGGAAATTAACCAGAATATGGGCAGTCAGCAAACTTTCGCTTCTGGTCAACAGAGTGTGTATGCCCGATGGCTTGATTTCCCCGGAGAGCAGCTTGTCGCCCAGGTAGAGGTAGAGATTGGTGGCCAGCGCATTGATCGTCAGTATGGCGACTGGATGCATATCTGGAACCAACTTACCATGACGTCCGAGCAGCAGCGTGGATACTTCAAGATGATCGGAAACACCACCCAGTTGACGTTCATTACGGATCCTTCTTTTGCCGCGGTTGATGGTCCATGTGACTCTATCGCACCTCGTCAGGTGTGTGCCCCCCGTAACGCCCTTCCTGAGACGACCCTTTATGTGCCGTTGCAGTTTTGGTTTTGCACCAACCCCGGTCTTGCCCTTCCTCTTATTGCTCTGCAGTACCACGAGGTCAAGATTAACTTGGACATCCGCCCGATTGATGAGTGCTTGTGGGCTGTTACGTCCCTCAGTTGCAACACCACCCAAGGTGTGCCCAACTTGTCCACGAACCAGTACAGCGCTGGTTACCCTGTTACCGCGACGATTGCTTATAACCAGTCTCTTGTTGCTGCTTCCCTTTATGTTGACTATATTTTCTTGGACACTGACGAACGCCGCCGTTTCGCCCAGAATCCTCACGAATACCTCATCACTCAGCTACAGTTCACTGGCGATGAGTCGGTCGGTTCTTCATCTAACAAGATCAAGTTGAATTTCAACCATCCTGTGAAGGAACTTATCTGGATCGTTCAGCCGGACCAGAACGTTGATTACTGCTCATCCCTTCTTTGTGACTCTACTCTCTTCAAGGTTCTTGGTGCCCAAGCATTCAACTACACTGATGCGGTTGATGCTTTGCCTAACGCTATTCATGCTTTTGGTGGTCCATCGGAACTCGGTGGCCCAAATTCATACATCGATGCTCGCGGTCTCTTTGAATCCGCGGGTGCCATGGACGAAGAGACGTCCAGTGCCTTTACCGGATACTGGCACGGAGGTGTTAACAATAATGCTTACACTGAGCCCAACTTCGGCGGTGATCATATCCAGCTTAACCCGAACCTTTACCCGAATGCTGCCGCCCAAGCTGCTGCCCTCGCGCAAATGGGACTCGTTAACCCGCTCACCACAGGCAGCCACAACTCTGGGTCAAGCGTCTCTGATGCGGGTACCTTTGTCTTGTGTGAAACCTCTTTGGACATGCACTGCTGGGGCCAGAACCCGGTCGTCGTCGCTAAGCTCCAGCTTAACGGCCAGGATCGGTTCTCTGAACGTGAAGGATCTTACTTCTCGTGGGTTCAGCCGTACCAGGTGCACACCCGCTGCCCGGATGAAGGCATTAACGTCTACTCGTTTGCTTTGCGCCCTGAGGAGCACCAGCCTTCTGGCACGTGCAACTTCTCGCGTATTGACAATGCCACGCTCCAGCTTGTCCTTTCCAACGCTACCGTAGAAGGCACCAAGACCGCCAAGGTCCGTGTCTACGCAACCAACTATAACGTTCTGAGAATTATGAGCGGGATGGGCGGATTGGCGTACAGCAATTAAACCACCCATACCACTATACTATGTGGCATCGTTTTATTTGTACAACATACTTTCAAAACAACAAAATAAAAATAAATTTGGTACATAATTATTAAATTTATTTAACGTTAAGCATTGAAAACTACAATTTTATTTTAGAAATGACGACGAAATTTAGTCGCCATATTTAAAAGTGTAACACATAATTAAAGAGGATATGATCACAAACGCAGCCTTATCGCCATGTAAAGTACCGTTACAATATTCATTTGCAAAACAGATTGCTTCAATAAAGTATGAATACGTTACGAGTTGACCTCCACCGAAAACACGAACTATTCCATACGTGAAAATCCAATATGCGAAAAATCGTTTAAATAGAACGCTTTGATCAATATGCGGTTTAAGCATCCCAACGTGCAGATTCGCTAAAGGAGGAACATTGATAACACGCAAGATGGACAATGCGCATGCAATATCGTAAATACCATTAATCTTTACGATATTGTTCATCATCTGTGCGACCTTTTATTTTTTTTTTCTAAAATGTGGCAGAGAACGTTTAAATCATGATATAAAGAATACTTTGTTCACAAAATGGTTATACTTACAAGAAGTACAACGTGTAATTTTTGTAATTCATATTTTGTATTTTCTTGTCTCATAAAAATGTCTTTTTCCTTTGGTTTTTCTTTTGTTTTTCCTTTTGCTACAAATGTTTCGGCCACCATAAAAACGTGAAAACCACGATTTCGGTTCCTTTTTTGGTATTTCTGTCGTGCCCGGAGGTCTGTCGTCAAGTAATCCACCATTAGGAAGGGTTGAAACGGTGGCCGCAAGTGCTGAAACGGGGGCCGCAAGTGCTGAAACTGGTCCTCGTCCTCGTAGGTCTTTTAAAGAACCAACAAGGTCCTCATTTTCATCATCGGCAATAATTCTTGACCCTATTAGGTCGCGGGCTTCCTCTTTTTGTATTCGTTCCGACAATATTTGTTTGGCTGCTCTCTTTTCTTCTTTGTCTATGTTAGCATAATAAGCTTCAGCTTGTTCTTGCGATTGTTGAAAAATTACTTTCATATGTTCGATAGATTGAAGATGTAAACGTAAAACTTCTTCCAATTGACTGTGATTGATAAGGTATCTGTCATGATCAACTGTTACTGCCCCAATGGTTTCCATACCTTTCCGATAATACTTCTTAAGGTTCTCAATGACAACACCGCTATAGTATGGCTTTCTACCTGTAATCCTATCAAAATACTGTATAAAATATACCTCATTATAAAAATGAAGAAGTATCATAATTTCTGGAATGCTGTTATAAAGTGATATCCCTATCGATATTCTCCAGGGAAATTGTCCTAGACACACCGAATACCATTTTCGCGCTTCTACTATATCTTTAATATCATAACTTTCCCCATACTGAAATTCTTCTTCTTTAATTTCTTTTATCAAAAAAGGCATTTATAATTATAAGAGGGATATTTATTTAATTACAATGATATAAGACTAATAACTTCTACAAAGTGAATGGCGGTCGCAAATAATAGAGAAATAGCAGAAACAATCAAACGAGTGGGAATTTACCCTGCCGTAAACGGAGAGGTTGGTCAGTATACGTATAGGAAATACCATCACGACGGTACTTATAAAGACCTCAGATTTGTAATAGAAAAAAATGTTTTCCCAAGTTATGACCCCATTAGAAAAACAGAGGATAGAGAGTACACGTCGATATCCGGAATTAAATTCACATTAAATCACGCCAAGACATTTGAAATGCTTCTATTAGAAATCCAAGACCGATTTGGTAGGGTCGCGAAAATGGATGAAATATATCCTGTTGACACAATTTCATATATCTTGGTCGCAATGTACTATGAGAGCAGTATTGTGGAGTAAGAAATGGAAAAAAATTGGGGGGCGCTAATTAATTAATATTGTCAAATTCTGAACCCAATAGTTCGTCGTCAAGGGCATCGCTTCGTGCAGACACATCACTTACTAGAATGTCTATTGCCCTCGTCCTTTTTACGGGCGTATGTTTGGGCCTTTTGTTTTCCATGTTACATATCCAGTCTGTTTCCAACACCGCTATAAAAGACCGACACCTCTTTTGTAATGGACTTTCATCTTCTGCTTTTTGGGACGCCGAAACAACCCTCCTTGTGTAGTCTAGTAGCGTCTTCAACTTCTCTCCTTCAAACGCAGTTTCTTCTGTTTGCATATTTGGGTAAAACGTTGGGGTGTCTGTGAGCTTGGGCGACTGCACGGTATAAGAAGAGCCTTCTTGCAAAAAGAGTTCATCCATCTGATCCACGAGATCGTCTGAGGAGAGAGCCCAATTGCTCTTGTCATTGTGTGCGACGAGGAGGCAACCAATATCAAACAACATGACTTGGAAATACTTGTATTTGTTCTTTGATCGTCGTGTTTTATAAGGTTTGAGGCGTTTTGTGGTGGATCATAAAGTAATCACAATAAGCATTTCAATTTTTTTATGAGACTGACTTAGTTTGGAAAACTTAAATATTTATAATACCAATTTCTTATTAAAAATATTTTGGTAATCGTACTTTCTAACATTCTTCAAAAAGGGGAAACGCAATACTGAACTGTTCCCTTATATCAGCGCAAAGCGATTTTAGCCTTCGGATTTCCATTCGATCTGCTCGCTGCTGAAACCGATTCTTCAACAATTGCGCATCAAATTCAACCGTTTTAGAGTATATTGTTTCTACAAATTTGACGTATGCGTCAGGTATTCGTCCATTTGGTTCCATAAGAAGGTAACACCCGTCGTTAATGTCACTGAATACGACACAAAATGCACGAATATTTGCCATTTCACCATGTTCCCCTGCTTGAATAGTTAGTGCACGTTCAAGTTCATCTTTGACATGCGCAAAAAATGCAGATCGCTTTTTTTTGAGCGATTTATCTAAATCGCTCGTCCGTAATTGGGAACGCGTTTGAACCATGTTTTTTCAGATTATCATTTATTTGCGTTTAAACTTTAAACTCCTTTTTGCTTTCAGAAAAATTGAATTCAAATTTATAATTTCGTTTACAATTCATTTTCAATCAAAACAATGGTCCTAATTTACTTTAAAGTCTCAAGAACTACTTCTACCGCGATGTTTGAAACAGATCCCACGTGGACAGTCTGGGAATTTTTGCAAAACCTTTCCGGCGACATTTCAACCGTATTTGGACTCGCGTACCTTCATATTGTACCATTAAATCAACTACAGCACGTCGGTAGGGCCGCCGAAGACAACGCAGCACTTTTGCCGTCGTCTGTAACACTGCAAGAATTGTATGGAAGCAACCTGGATGGGTTTTGTTGTTACGTGCGCCCCATTACAAGAGAGTTGTGGTTGACAACCTATCGGGATCCAATATATGGTTACTTAGTAGGACATGTTGCTCCAGCGCCAAACGCGGAAGCTGAGGTAGTCGCACAAGTCCAGGCTGACGGAGAAGTTACCGCTGAAATAGACATGTGCATTACATGCTGCATTTCAGATGCATCTTTTATATTTAGACCATGCAATCATGTATGTATGTGCCATGCATGCGCTTCTAGAGTGGTGATCTGCCCAATATGTCGGTGCACTTTAACAAATTAAATGCTTAGATATTAAATATTTGTTTTACGTCGTCTGCTTAACCGCTTTCGCGTTTTACGCATTTTTCTTTTCGTCTGTCTTTGTTTCCGTCTTCGACGACCACCTGCTCTGTCTCCCCAAGGCCAATTTGGTCGTTCTCCATCGTGTTCCTCTTCTCCCGTTTCAAAATGGGTCAATCCGGCTAGGGGTGGATGTTCTAAATCTGGGACGGGATAAGTAGTCCCGGGTATTGCTAATGCTAATGCATCAACCTCTGGAGGAGGATTTCTCATTTTGAAAATTCGTAATTTGTTTTGTGTTGTTTCAATATTGTGAATTATGCTGCGATCAAGACCAAACCCTTTACCTTCGGCTTCCGCTTTGGGCCATTTTATCAAATTATCGATTATCGTATTTAGATAACGAAAAATAGTATAATAATACTCTTTATAATACATGACTTCTTTTAATGTACCGTTAATATGAACATGTTTAGAAAACATGTCTTTTGCTTCATTCCTTTCCCTTTCAAGATCATCAATATTAAGTCTACGGTAGTTAATACTCTCAGTCATTTTAACAAAAAAATCCTATATATAAGTGTTTTTTTTTATTTTGGACATGTGTGCTAAATGCGACCAAAAATGGTATCTATGTGATTCTCTTCATTAAGATTATTGTTTGACATGTCCAGTATGTTTGCAAACTCCACATTTGTACCTCGCAAAAGACTGTCGATTATACTTCCCGCTATATTTCCTGCGATACTTCCTAAAGTTCCGCGCGCAGTTTGCTGTCTTGTGGATGCAACATTATCTGTGTTAATCGTGCGTATATCATGCCTACATACTGGACAACGAATATTGCTTTGAAACCACGTGTTAAGGTTGTCTGGCGAAAAGAGATGGCCACAATGATCAATCTCCATCACTTCTGTACTCGGACTAAAGGGGCAAAGTGTAATAGGGCAGCTACTATTTCGCGGTGAGATGACCGTATCAAAACGACGAATTGTAGTTGCTGCGCTCACTTGAATTTCGCTGGGACGAACAGGTACATTGTCAAAAAAATGTAGTGTTGTGTCGTACACAATTTCGTTATTCAAATCATGAATATTATTGTGCTCAACATGATTAATCGTTGCATTATGACGACGCACAGAGTTCATCGGAATCCGTGAACTAGGAAATGCAGATTGAGTGTTTGTACTGGTGTTATTGTTGTTTGTAACGCCGTGTGGTCTATTGTTGTGGCGTAAAGGTCTTGGTGTGCGTGCCCTCTGTTCTCCAACCAGATCCGTAATGTTGCTCATTATCGTTCTTTGTGATAACTGCAGGGCCTCTATTTGACGCAAATTATCGTCGTACATTGTCCCATAGATTGTTAAGAGCCGTTGTGGATGAATTCTCTCCAGAAGGTGGTTTTGGTTATTTCTGTCATTTCGGTCATTTCGGTCCGGACTTTGGTTGACTCTGGTGTTCCTTTCAGAATTTTCATTCAGTTCGTGGCGCATGGCTTAAGTTGTATTGATATCCATATTTTTATACCTTTTTCTAAAAAATGTTAAATAAAGTTCAATCGCTACGGACCCAACAAAGCGTTCATATTAGCTACTTCCACTTTCCCTTCTTCCACAAAAAATATCTTATTCATTTGGGAATCGTCTCTCAACCTCACAGAGTAAGATTGTTGGATGTTACCTCTTCCCACGCGTCCACAAGCTTGCAGAGTCTTTTCTTGTGTCAATGTGATATCCTTCCCGAGGTAGCCATGACAGAATTGATAGTTCGTCCCATATATGTAGTCGCTGTCGGCGATTATCATGTATAACTTTTGACGATCTGCAAGAGATTTCATTACTTCAGTGTACTCAATTTTGTCGTGGGTCATGAAAACTCCTATCCCTAGGAGCAGTAAAATTTTCCAGGTGTCCTCTACGTTTTTCAACGAAATGATTTGACGCAAATCGGACTCATCAATTTCGCTGGTAAAGGAACGATCCACTGACACGCCTTCTGCCCACACCTTCAAATGAAGATGTTTATTCGGAACGTACACGTCGCTCAACTGAATAGGCCTAATGAGTGCATTCACCGAGTCCAGTTCTGCTCGCGCTCTGCCCAATTCAGACTTTTCTTCGCGATCTTCGGTTTCCCTTCTGCCTTTAGATTTTTCTTTATCTTTCTCTTTTTTATCAGATTTCGCTTCCAGGCTTTCCCCTAAATCTTCAATCTTTTTCTCCAACACATCAATCCTTTCACAAAGAGTATTGTTATACTCTATTTTTATCGCCAGGTCAGTCATCACGTGGGAGGGGATTTTCGCTTCTTGCACACAAAACTTTGCGATTTTCATGACGTCTTGTGCCAAAAATATGGTCGGTCCGTCTGTCAGGGTGTATGAATCTTTTGTAGAAACATACACCCCAAAGTTTTCAACCATACCACCTTTCTTGTTCGGTGGAGTATATAAAATCCTGCGCTGGATACATTCCTCGTAGATACGTGCCCATGACGCTTCTGTAAACGATCTCAAAATGGTAAGATAGTGACGTTTAATATTAATCATGTTGACTTCATCTAGCGATGCAAAGGAACGCTTGACACAAAGACGCGCAGCGGACAGTAGATTTGAAGACTCAATATAATCTATAAATTTTACCACCTCACCCAAGTCAAAATACCGCATCAGTGTTAAATTCTCTTCGCAATGTGCAACCGATTCCAATACCGTCGCGTAACATCTACTAAGATAGTGAGGCAAAATGATATGGCCCGAGCGACTAACAATGGGAATGCTCTTTTTGCAGTCAAAACTTTGAATATTACAAATTGTCGCGCCTGGAAATCGTTCCTTGAAATCAGACAGCGTAGCAGAAAGTTCATGCATTTTAGGCAAAGTGGCGGATGAAAGTACCATGTGTGGAATCAGGTTTTCCCGCCAATTTTGTTTTATTGTTTTGTGAAGTGGATGGTCCTTATAGTCCATGCTGATGGTTGGTTCATCCCAAAAGGTATATATATTTGATACGTCATTGAATGCCATCATATAGAGCATCGCGCACAAATAACTTTTAATGTCGCAGATCATAATCTCCACATTGTCTCCGACAGAGTTGTCAACCTTTCCTATACGGCCAGACCTTTTGTGGATGGTGTAGTCTTTCGCAGCAAAGTAATGTAGACGAATATCATCTGCACTGGCGCAACCGAATGCAAATGCAATCTTTTTGTTTACAGAGACCGCTGCGCGCGCCAAGGCCAACCCGACGTGTCTTGCAGCGCATACAAAAATAACACGATACTTTTCCGATAATCCAATAGGAGTGATTGTTTTACCTGTCCCCGTTGGACAGATATACAGGATAAGTTGAGGCGCCGTAGTTTGAACCGCAGTGAATATTTGCTTTTGATGATCATAAAGGCGCACGTCATCATTTCGGAGCAGCACTTTATTCGTTTCAATCAATTTGACTGCATTTTTGATAATGAACATCATATCAATATCCTCTTCCAGACACTCCAATATTGACGCCACATAGCGTTGAACATGCATGTTGACAAGTTTCACACTATTTCGCATTAATTTGTAAAGAGTAAAATAGTGCAGCACCCAGTCAGATGTAGATGTAGATGTAGATGTAGATGTAGATGTAGATGTTTTGCGAGAAGCAAAGAGACTCTGAACGACTTCAAGCAATAAGCACTCATAAATTGTCTCCGCCGTAAACTTTGCTGCGGAATAATTTTGCATGCGGATCATGTCGGCTTTTTTGATTGTGTTTTTGGTTGTAACCACCGCGGTAAAACTCGTAAGTGTATGAACGTCATATGCATCATTGATTTTACCTATGGTGACGTCAAAATATTTATGATATAAATAGCATTCCATTTCTTGAGTTGATTCTACCTTTAAATAAGACGCAAGAGACTGTGATTGGTTTTCACGAGCGTTTACGGCTTGAAAGTTGCGTATTATCATTTTCAATATTTCCTGTTCTGTGGCACTGACGGGGACTTCCGTGGCGATCCATTCTGCTTTCGTTAATTTTGATTGAGTAAGCTCCATTATCCCTATTGTTTAAACTATTCTTAAAAAGCTATATGAATGTAGTAAAATAGGCTCTAGGTAAGTTATAGTAAATCTGTTTTTTTAAAAAAAACATTTTCAAAAAAATGAATTATTTTATGGCGTATGGTAAAAAAGCGACATAAACGTTTAACACGGAATAAGAAGAAAACAAGTCCCGTTTGTCAGTATCATCTGTTTGAAATTATTATACCATGGACATTCGTATCATCAGCATTGAAGGTAACATTGGGTCCGGCAAGACAACGCTATGGAATAGTTTAATGGAGCACTTTAAGAATGACCGGCGCATTGTTTTCGTAAGGGAGCCAGTGGACGAATGGGAAAAAGTGGTGGATGAAGAAGGAAACACCATGATAACTAAATTTTATGGGGACCAGTCCAAGTACGCATTCTCTTTCCAGATTATGGCATGTGCCACCCGCTTCGCGGTCTTACGGGATGCAATACTGGAAAATCGTGAAGCGACAATATTCATAACAGAGCGGAGCATGCACACAGACAAATACGTTTTCGCAAAGATGCTTTATGACACAGGCAAAATGGAGCTTGTCAATTACACAATCTACTGTCATCTATTTGAAAGTTTTGTGAGACATCATTCTATTTCGTCGGTGATTTACGTAAACACTTCTCCCGAGGTGTGCTTAGAGCGGGTTGCTATCCGAAATAGAGTTGGGGAAGCTAATGTTCCTTTGGAATATCTGCAATATTGTCACGCGTACCACGAGGAAATGATTGAAGATATTGCGAGTGGTCCGATAAATATCTTAAGACTGGATGGCAACATCAACATTCATGAATCGGTCGACGCTGTAATTGCGCGTTTGAATTCCATCAAAGAATTTTTAGGAGTATAAAAGCTGTAAAAGTTGATACCAATGTTTTTAGTTTTGTAAGAGAAATACGTTTAATTTAGCCAGTGGTTTGAATCTCAGCACATCCAACTCTTTTTTTGTGGTTGGAAAGTCATCAAAACCGTATATGTCTTGTAGAAGCAACCACTCAAATAGACCACCTGGGTACACGTATACATTTTTGAATCCGAGCGATTGAAGCTGTTTGAATTTCTTGATACAACTTTCGTCACTGCAATTTTTACCGTATATGATTATACGCACGTTGCGATTTGATTGCAACATTGCGTTAATAGTAGCTTCTTCCCTTCCACAGACCAAGGTATTCAATATGAGGCAATCCTGGCAATTGTCTGGAAGAGTGCTCAGAATATAGTTTGCGTCCGACTGCTTCAATAATGTTTGTACATCCTCAAAATTTGCATGGGGCATATGCAAAGCGTTTCCCATAATAATCACTTTTTTTCAGTCCTTTCTTTCCTTTCTTTATTTCACATTCATGTTTCTATTATTTATTAAGCCCTTTATGAACGGGTACTATAAAAAAACAAAAAAAATAACTCCGCGCCAACAAAACTAATTTAAACGTAATTACTGTGTACAGTGCAATAAAGATAAAATGTCATTAACGTTATCGGATGGACACCAAGTAATAACGTTAAATGCATCCCAATGTTTGTCATTAGAATTGAAACTGAACGTGACTCAACATGGTCGCGATTGGGGATTTATCGGGGACGCGCTTTACAGCTGTGGGAAGTGTGGTGAAAGTAAAACATTAGCTGTAACGAGTGTGCAGCAGGAGTTTCTAATCATGCTTACAACAATAGGAACTTGGCAAGAATGTAAACATCTGTAAAAGATGTGACCAAGAAAAAGAAAAAAAAGGATCAAGTAAAGTTTACAATTATCTCCACCTTTTCTTTTTTAATACTCTTTGTTGCCGAAATGGATAGTTCCTCTCGCTTTTTGCGAGTCTTTGTGTTTGTCAAGTCAATTATGATCTCCTTCTTTTTAGACGTAGAATTGCGATTGTTCATATCATCTTCAATGTTATCAAAGTTTTCTTCAATGTATTTAATGACACCATTTTCTAATGTCCACTTAAAAAAATTCAACTGACCTATAGTTGTTTCGATAAACGTTGAATTTTTGTATGGAATTGTGATCCTATCCCACCTGCAAAAAGGATCAAATCGTTTCTTGGAGTACGCCTTTAACTTGAGCTTGTAGTCCACATACACTTTAAAGCGACGATGATCAACCTCGTACAGCGTGTAATATTTTTTCGCGTAGTTTGTCACAAACCAATCCACTATGCGCAGAGAGATGTTAGATTCGCCGGTTATGATGCCAAGCATTGTGTTTAAATGAGCTTCGTCTTTGTAAAACGCAAGGAGGTTTGTAAGGATCAAGTCATTCTGTGTAGTGTAGCCACCCGATGCTGACATTTACATAACAATAACGGCCCTGTTTTTAAATACTTTAAATCGGTAGATCGGTAAATCGGTGCTCTAAAACTTTTTGCGAATTTATAATTTTTTGTCTGATGTTATTATATACAGGATTCTACAATAAAAACGAGATGGCTTCAAGAAGAGTACACTATTCCAGCAGCCAATCCAGTTTCGAGGTTAGCCCAGCATGCGTATTTTACATTGTTGTTGCGTTCATAGGAATATTTGTGGCCCAAACATTTCATCGTTTTAACATGTTAGCTTTAGTAGTACAGCTTGCGTTCCTCCTTGGATGGTCGTATATAGTCAATTCAGTAAGTCGCGCAAACTACTCGTTGGCCGCATGGTTAATTGCATTTGCTCCTTTCTTATTTTTCTTCATTTACAAGTAATTGGTAATTTGTAATTTCGTTATAAAATAAACTCGGATTACTTTTCTTCATCGTTTGTATTCCTAGGAGTTAGGAAAGTGACTTGTGTGTTTACATCATCTGCATAACTATGTTCTGCCATGAAGGGATTGCGTCCTCCATGTCCAACCATTTCGCGTTCAGCCATCTTAGCATAGGCATCTTCGCGTTTGTTTTCAGAATGCCATGTTGCCCAAGTTTCTTCTTCGGTATTCAAAGACTGTACTTGAGCTAACACGTCGTTACTTTTTTGTACAGGTTGCGTTTTTTTCGGAGATTTTACAGATTTTTCACTTGGAGGGCCACAAGTCCACTTCCACTCTAACATGTAAAGTTTCTTTCTTGAAATCCTTGAGTATAAATAAATTACATATATTAAATACTTGGAATCAAACTGCTATCAAACTAATTTACATCCTCTTTCACAATGGTCATTTGTTTCGTAAAAAGAAATGACGCATGATTTTGACGCCTTCTACGCAAGTTGCAAGCAAGACAACAGTGAACCACATTGTCCGTGATGTGACCCAAATTATTATCAATTCGGTCAAGCGTCCACTGACGCATATCTCGTACAAACTCGTGAATGAGAAGCATTTTTGTATTACAGTAAAAGCATTCCAATTTGACGTTGTTAAGGGACTCTAGTACCCACAATGGTTTAATAAAGCTTTCTGCCCTGTATTTTTTTTTAAGCGTGTCTTGAGCTTTGTACCCATTTATTTTTCGCATGAAATTGGAATACATCAAACATTTGCCATTCGCCTCGTCGTGGCATAATAGCTGATCTAAAATTTTCTGTTGGTTTTCTTGTAAATAATAGTCTTCTTGAAAACTACATTTTAGTCGCTTCGGCGTCTTGTCAACACACATTGCCTTTTTAACAAGATATCGGTTCGTTTGCCCAACAATTCCTATAATCTTTTTATCCATTCCTTCAGTCGGGGGAGGTTAAACTAATAATATAATAAATTGAATTAAACTTAAAGTTTTAACTAATGGTAAGCATTGATACCTATTGTAAATCAAAATCAAAATCAAAATCAAAATCAAAATCAAAATCAAAATCAAAATCAAAATCAACTCCAATCAAAACAAAAAATGAACGCATGCATATCCGAGTCATCAGATGAGATTGTATCTCCCGCAATCAGGATGTCCTACAAGGACAAACCAACCGCAGAAGCAGAAATGATTAAACTAGAACGATTTTTGGAGAACAACAAGACTCATAACCAAACCGAGCCGTGGAGCAAGCTGGACAAGACGGTGCGAATGCGCAAATTAACCGCATATGCGATTACGTACACGGAACTAAATGGACTCTCTGCGGAAGAAGCTATAATCCTTCTGACATTTTTGAAAGACAGTTTGGATCGCAAAAAATTTCAAAGAGTCAAAGACGTAGAGTACAACAAATTGACTGGGACAGTTATATCAATTCCATCAATGTTGTACACCAAAACGGCAAAACACTTTACTTTGAAAAATGTAGACAAGCGTGTTTCAACGTTAAAGGGACTTCCCCCAAAACGACACAACAGTAGCAAAAAGGTCACGATTACTTCGCAAGGCGACGACGACGATAATGACGACGATAATGATGACGAGGTGGATGTGGAGAATTAGAGGAAACCGACATAGAGCTACGCATGATATAATTATTTAAACCTTTTAAACTAAAAATTTAATTCAAACAAAATGGAGTTGGAAGACGATGAAGTAACGCTGTTGACGTTGACCGCATTGGAATTCATTGATATTTTAGTCAGTGACAATCCCACGCTTTTAAGTGATCCTGACGCCAACCACGTCGTTGTGGAAGAGACGACTAACTTTATCATGATGCAATTGGAAAATATTCCTAGTTTTGATGATGAAAATGCAGAGGATATCGTGCAAGAAGCAAAGGACATTTTTTTTTCGTGCCAAATGCCACCGCGTTCTCATCATTGTACATTTACTACAACACACAGCATAGAGGTCGTTTCCACAATGGAGAAAAGACTTTTGTATTTGCAGAATCTGCCACAACCTGCACAAAGATCCAAAGAGTGGTATGAATATCGGTGGAATCTTATTACTGCCAGCAATGCATACAAGGCATTCGATAGTGAATCCTCCAAAAATCAACTTATATTTGAAAAATGTAAACCTCTGCAATCGCAAGAAGATCTGCCAGTGGAAAGGGTGAACGTGAATACTCCAATGCATTGGGGTCAAAAATATGAACCTGTATCTGTCCTCTTCTATGAGCATAAATTTGCAACCAAAGTAGCTGACTATGGGTGCATTCAACACGAAGTATATAAATTTCTGGGCGCTTCGCCCGACGGTATTATTAGCGAACCAGGAGCTAATCGCTTTGGTAGAATGCTTGAAATAAAAAATGTCGTAAGCAGGGAGATAAACGGAATCCCGAAAAAAGAATATTGGATCCAAATGCAATTGCAAATGGAAACATGTGACTTGGATGAATGTGACTTTTTGGAGACGAAATTCGTGGAGTATGTGGACGAAGATGAATTTCGCCGCGATGGTGAATACCTAATGACAGAGGAAGGAGATATGAAAGGTATCATTATGTATTTTGCGAGTACCAATGGGAGCCCTACGTACCTTTATAAACCGCTTGAAATGTCACTGCGAGAATTTGAAGAAGATTGGGAACCTCTTCAAATGCAAATGCAAGCTGCGCATGGGCGACAGTGGATAAGGAATCTCTATTGGAAATTAGAAGAAATTAGTTGTGTCCTTGTTCTAAGAAATAGAATATGGTTCCAAGACAACATATCACAATTAAAAGAAATATGGGACATCATTACGAAAGAACGTGTATCTGGTTACGCACATAGAGCTCCAAAGGTGAGAACAAGATGTTACTCCGCTGCTGAAGAAGAAGCAGTTTGCTTGCTCGCAATTGATCCTGTTACGGGAAAGGTCAGCTTTTAAAAAGCAGGAAGCTCTATCTTTGGCCCAGGTTGTGGACCCAAAAATAAATTTTGAGGAGTCCTATAGTAACCAACACGAGTTCCCCGAGTTGCTGGTACGGGCCCTAACGGCCTTATCAAATTGCTTGCTACATTTAGTTTATTGTGGTATAGTGCCCCACACATTTCCGCGGAAATACAAGTTCCCTCATCAGGATTATAATTATACCGTACATTGTTTGTAATCTGCTTAAACGATCCCATTTTAAACTGGGGGTATTTCCACCAAATCTTCTCGTATGTCTCATTTGATGCGCGCGGATTCTTTATTGCTGGGAAAGAATCATTAAGTAAGGGTTGAATATCCGCCAACGGGTATGGTGCTAAATGCATGGATCCACTCATACCCTCCTTATGCAGTAACGCGTCCAAGCCACCATCGTGATACCACCAGAAAATAAATAGTAAACCAAAAAATAAAATAGCCAAAATAACAGTGCCTTTCATTTCTATTATTATATACAGTATATATTCTTACCTTTTTATTTTTCGCTTTTCGCTACAGGGTCTAAATGAAAAGTACCAAGATTTAATTTTCACGCAATATATATAAAGTGAAAATGGCAAGTCGTGCCAAGAATTACAAAAAGAAAGGAAATAAATCAAAAAGCGTGACAAATGCAAATACAACTACAACTACAACAGCAAATTCTAAAACGACTCTTTCGGGGCTAGACCCAGACGGTTCCACAACCTATATGTTGACAGCAGTGCTAGGCATGTTAATTTTTCTACTTGGTCCTTATCTCGCCAATCAGGCTCAGAGACCCGTTACTGCAGCACTTCTGAATGTAGTACCAAATGGTATGTTTATGGCTTACTTTATTGAAGAATCTCAGTTTAGTGCTTATCTCAACGGCCTTCTATTTGCACCAGTTTTAAATGTGGTACTTAATATGATCACGTTAGTACTATACAAGTACAAAATAGTTCCCACCATATGGTGTATAAGTATTAATATTCTTGGTTGGCTATTTATCGTACTAGCGTCTGCCATTTAATTTATAAATAAATACACTACATTAACCAAATACATACTCCAAGCAACAAACAGAATTATTATAATATTTTTAGGAATATAAAATGGTTACATTATTGTCGAAGACCAGAAAAACGAGAAAGAGATGCGAAACTACTGATATACCGTATTACGACAAGGACATTGTTGCTACTATTGATATTAGTGCAATAAAGCATAACTTACAGTTTTTAAGCGCAAAGTGTGGAACCGAGTTAATGCCTATTTTAAAAGCGGATGCTTACGGACACGGGCTTCTCGGCATGGCGAAAGTGCTTCGCAAATTGGGAATAAAGTTTATCGGGGTCGCAACTCTTGGTGAAGCAATCCTTTTACGCAAAAATGGCGACAAAGGACGAATTTTAGGGTGGCTGTACAACATTGACGGTCCCGAACTCGTGGAAGCTTTTAAGCTAGACATCGACGTCGCTATTTGCGACGACCAAATAATTCCCAAATTTATTAGCCTTATACCAAAAGGCAAAATTATTCGTGTAACCATATTCACAGACACTGGTATTAATCGCGCGGGGATACCACTCGAGTTAACAGTCAAAGCCTGCGTAGAAGTAAACAAATGTCCTAAAATAGAACTTGTTGGCCTCATGTCGCATTTGGTGTGTTCTGGTGTTAAAAATAGCCCTATAGTCTTGGGACAATTAACAAAATTTCGTAAACTGCGGACAGACCTTGAAGCAATTGGTATTCGGCCACCGTTAGTACACATCGCAAACACAGGCGGTTGCATGAACTACGACGTTTCTGATTTTACGTTAGCTCGTCCTGGGTCGGGGTTATATGGAATCACTGCAGATTTTAAACGCAATAAGCATTTGAAATTGCCAATGACAATTCAAACACGTATTATACAGACCAAATACGTTGGAAAGGGGGAAGGAATCGGTTACGACTGGCAGTATATTACACCACGCCGAATGAAGGTGGCTATTTTGCCGATAGGATACGCTGATATTATTCCGAGAGACACGTCTATGCTACTGTACGTTTACATTAATGGGACGCGGAGGAAGGCACTCGGCAGAATAAGCATGGATCAGATAGTGGTGGAGGCAGAGGAAAATGACTCTATAAATGACATTGCGTACATTTTTGGTAATGGAACAAACTGCAAACAGACAATTTACGATATTAGCAAAATGGCGAAAATGATCCCGTTGGAAATTCTCTGTCATACGGGCAATCGCATTAATCTAAACTATGTCTTACAGCAAACTCGATAAAATATCGTTCAGCTCACCGTGTTCGGTCTCCATTATGTCATCATTTTGTACCATTTTGAGATAACAACGCAAGCAGACGACAACATCGTTTAGAGAATTATGAAGATTTTTTGGAGCAATATGAAATAAATGGAGATGCAATTCTAATAAAGTAGGAAATTTCGCATACTGTCCTCCACGATTGTTGGTGACTAAAATATTGCAAACAGTCACGCTCTTCTTCATGGTGCAGTACCAGGACACATTTTTTTGCAGTATTTCCATTTGCTTTACTGCTCTTTCACTACCAGTATCATCTATAATACGTAAGAGCTCTACTTCTAACATGGATTTATCAAATTGTACGTTATGGGCGACAACCACGTCTACACCAGCAACAGCTGCAAAGAAAACGTCAAGGACTTTAGAAAGTTCTTGGCCTTCATTCGCAATTCGTTCCCGTGTTATTCCATGTATCGCTACGGATTCCACACTGAGAGGAGTATGTGCGGGTAAAGATATGATATCGTCAGCAATCTGGCAAACTGTATGGTTTGTTGTGTCATAGACTACAAAACTTAATTGAACAATACTGGGCCAATCAAAAACATTATCAAAATTTGGTGCGATTTTAATATTAAGCGGAAGCCCACTTGTTTCAGTGTCAAAAATTAAAACCTTCATAGTTTATTTTAATACTTGCCACAGATTTAACTTTAAATAACTTTACAAAAGGAATTTCCTGCATCAAGAGTACATTTTTATCAGGCATAGGTTTTACATATGCCAAAAGTCTTTCTATGCCATGGTGAAAGCCCATGAGCTACTATACCATCACGATGTTTTTTCGCCCCATATCCTTTATTACTCTCCAAATCATAGTGTTCGTTCAAATACGGAAACTCTGCACACAAGTCTTTAATGTAGGTGTCCCTAGCGACTTTTGCTATGATTGATGCTGCCGCGATTGAAGAATACAGGTTGTCTCCCCCAGGGACGCATACATGCTGCAACTGTTTTAAGCGTTTATACGCCTTGTCAAAGTGTATATATGGATTAAAATAATTCCCATCAATAAGCAGCCTTATATTTGATGGCCCTTCCAAACCGTTCATAATAGCAGAGATTCCCTTATGCATGCAACTTTGAGTTGCTTGAAGTATGTTAATACTGTCAACAACATCGTGCTCTTCGTAAGAAACTTCATAGGCGATGCAATTAGCTTTAATGTAATCACTCGCTTCTATTAGCTTTTTAGAGGAATGAAAACGTTTGCTGTCTTTCATAAGAGAATGATTAAACTCATCCCCTTTTGGTAAGATGACGCATGCCGTGTATACTCGCCCAAATAGTGGACCTCTACCGACCTCATCCACACCAATCTCCAGGGTTGTGTCATCTGCATAGCAGTGCTTTAGTGGAGAAACCTTGGTCATATCACCAATTCTCATTTGACAAAACTAGATAAATTATATTTAAATTTTTTCACCGCTTAAGTTATACGCCGCTGATAACTTACACCACTTTTTAAGTTATGACAAGAATGTTTCAAATGTTTCAAATGAAAAAAATTAGTTTGACTACCATTTTGGTCGTGGTACTATTAGGATTCATAATGATAACATTCTTTTTACCGTCCAAGGAAGGTTTTATCGCAAGTAATGATACCGGGACCGTTATTAAAGGACCGAATTCTTCAACAGTATACCTCGTTGGAGATCCCGTGCCTGGTGCTCAACAAGCTCCTCAGCAAACACAAACACAAACGCAAACACAACCCTACGACAATTATAACCATTACCAAGATACCGGATCCCGACCCCCTACCGTATTCTATGGGTACAATGGTAGCAAGGCAGTCGTCACCAAATATAATGGAAATTACATTATTGCAGTCACTGATACTGCCGGATCAACCACCATTTACAGCAGCTCATCCGCCGCAACAGAAGCGTTTGTTAATGTAACTTTTTCTGCACCAGATGGCTCTAGTGCTCAAGTTGTCCTTACGAGTGCAGGGTACACTTTAAATGTCCAGCAAGCGGATGGAAGAGAAGCAGTTTACTCACCGACTACAACTGATCCAACGTCGTCATCCAACACCAGTACGACCACTACAACAACAGATACAGGAACAGTAAATTCCGCTTCCAATGCAAGCTACTCGGCCGGGGTCGCGACTGGGCCGGCAGGGAACACTACTGCATATGTATCTGGTCCAGAGAATACTGCAGTTGCCACTACTGCCGGCCAGAATACATATGATTACTCTAGCGTCTATCCCCAAGGAGTTTCGCGTGCTATGATACCACCTGGTCAAGAAGACTTGTACATTCTAAAATCAGAAATTGTTCCCCCAGTTTGTCCAGCATGCCCTCAAAGCTCCGTGTGCCCACGGCAGCAAAAATGCCCAGCATGTCCTGCCTGCGCACGGTGCCCAGAATCTCCGTTCGACTGTAAAAAGGTTCCCAATTACAGAAGAATTAATAACGCCAAAGTTCCATCGCCTTCAATGAACGACTTTACTAGCTACAGCGCATATTAGGGGGGCATCATAATGATAAAAAAAAACAGTTCCGTGTAAAATATTATAATGTTTTTGGATAAATTAAAATATTTAATATTGAGTGTGTACATAGTATGGAACTCCGATTCGGTACAGAGCAGCATAACATTGATGTACTAGGTATTGCAAAGAAATATTTTTGCAGGGGTGACACCATATGTATTCCTAAATCAGATGTTGTTCGAACAAACGCCTTTACGGACCCTACTTTCGGGTCCCACAAATCAATATTCGTCACTTCTGTAAATGGGAAACATCATTCGTATTCAGAATGGGACAATCTATGCATTAACTTGAACACGGGTGAGCCGATTCCTAGTTCGTTCTTTGAATCAGGTGGGGTTCAAATACAATACGGAACGTCGGAAGACAACATTGATATTTACGATACTGCATTAAATTACTTTTTAAGGTATGGTATTATGCATATTCCAAGATCAGACCACGCAAGAACATTAATATTTTCTGACCCAGTATATGGTGTAGAAAAGCAAATATTCATATCATCAAACAACAGCGAATGCAAAAGGTATGGGGTAAATGACGACATATACTTGGACTTGTGTACAGGCGAATCGTATTCTTCCAATGTGCCACAAGATATCATGAATGTGTTCTTGAAGCCGGTTTATACCGCGGTGATAGTAGAACCCCGAGCCCACAAAGCGCTCTCCTTTGTGCTCAAAAATTTTTTAGACAATTTATCGGAAGACTGGCACGTAATAATATTTTTTGGCGGCAACGCTGAATATCTTGGGAATATTTTAAGAACCAGTTTTAGTTCTTACTCGCATAGAATACGAACGGTGTACCTCCATAGGCAGAACCTTAGCATTGACGATTACAATAAAATGTTGATGAAAGACCAATCATTCTATAACGAAATTACGACGGAGGTATTTTTAATATTTCAAACCGATTCTATGATCTTTTCAATTAATCGCCACATAATTAACGAGTTTCTAGAGTTCGATTATGTTGGTGCGCCGTGGAAACAACATGATGGTAAGGTTGGAAATGGCGGTTTATCTCTACGGCGTAAAAGTAAAATGTTGGAAATAATGCACGTGGACCAAGAGAAAACCAACCAGAATATGAATGAAGATATTTTCTTTGCAATGACTGAGACCGTAAAACTAAACAAACCTACATGTGAAAAAGCAAAGCACTTTTCTACAGAGACTATATTTTTCCTAGGTTCTTTTGGGTGTCATAAGCCATGGGGTTATTGGAACAAAAATGAATTGGACGCAACAATGAATATATATTCGGAGTTTGCAACTCTAGTGGAACTCAACAAGTAAAAACGTAAAAACGTATGGGTTGCAACCAAAAAAAAAATGATATTTCCTGAATGTTGAATGTTGAATGTAGTAGAGCATTTACCTATTTTACAACATGGCATTCCATCATAGAAAATCTGCACGCGGTGCAGAGCGTACTCGTGGCCTTTTAAAATTAGAGAAAAAAAGAAAACATCGCAGAGATATGAAGCCATCAGAAAATGAACGTCGCATCAAGAAAGATGTTAAAGTAGCAGAACAATTCGCTGAACGGATGTTGTTAAAGGCTATATACAAACAGCTTCCAGAAGACATTCGGATGTGTATTTGGTCCTACATATCGGGTTCATTTCCTTTACGAATGATACTTTTCCAACAGCGTTCTGGCAAAATACCATTTATTCTTCATGGGCTCCCGACTGCTCACCTCTTTATCATTTGTCATGGTCAATGGGGTGGAAACTTGGCGATAAACTATTTGCAATCACACAATAATCGTGTGAAGCACATCGTCATAGACGCAATATGGAGCGTTTTGAATTGCGACTTTTATGAAAGATCTAATATATATAAATTAGGGGTATCACCTTATTATGTCACCAATGTTGCCCCGATGCTACGCACCGTACTGTACTTCTTCAAAAGAATGCACGATGTTGTTATCTCTCCTTAACGCACCTACGGTCCATTTGAAATGTTTCACCAACATGTTCAACTGGGACAATTTTAATTATACACTTTGACTTTTTGCCGTACAAAGGTTCTGTACATCCTTTTTCTTTCTTCGTTTTTCTTTTCGTGACATGTTTTTTTGCGATGTCTACAGTGCACCGCGATCTGAAATGTTCATACCGTTCTCTTACCTGGGCGTAAGTAAGATGAGATTGTTTCTTGAGAATACGATTCACCATTTCATGCAGGTCAAATACATACTTTGAGAATGATGTTCTGTCTTTCATCACCTCATTTGTAATAGGCATTTCTTTATAATTTTTTTGAAGATTTTGACGACAAAACTTGCAAGGCAAAATATTAACTAGACTACGCATAAAACTACTGTAATTCTTTTTATCACTTGCAGAAGGGTTAACTGGATAATTAAAACTAAATGTGTGCAAAAAATGCCACATACTGGGCCCCCAGACAGAGGTTAACATACCATCGCCACTGTTAAATTCGTCGCGAGTATAGACGCTTCTCCTAATCTTCCGCGTCCTTGTCATGGTTGATGTATACCAATATATTAATTTACGCTTATAGTTTTACTAGGCATCCAATCGTTCAAAGGTTAAGAATAATTTTGTAGGGAATAATTATATATTAAAGTTTACCCATTATATATAATCGCATGCTTTTTCCTTCGTTCAGTCCACAAACATTTATTGGAGGCACTGTATTTATAGCGCTTTTGCTCTTCATCGGATATCTCATTTACAAGCAAAGCAAGAAAGGTGTCAAAACAGAGACAATGAATAACGGAACACCAAAGGAGGCGGAAATAATTCTATTCTACGTGGACTGGTGCCCACATTGCAAGACCGCAAAGCCTGAATGGGAACAAGTAAAACAAGAATTAAATGGCAAGCTTGTTAACGGGTACACTGTGGTTTTTACAGAGATTGATTGCACGTCCGAGTCGGCTGATGTTGAAAAAATGATTACCAAATACAAAATTGTTGGATATCCAACAATTAAATTGTTGAAGGATGGTCAAGTCATTGAATACGATGCCAAGCCGACAAAGGCAACGATCATTAATTTTTTGAATACGGTGCTCTAGTTTGAACCGACGTATTTTAGGTGGTGGTATCATCCCAAAGGTTTTCGTACTAGTCGAAGACAACTACGAAGAGCAGACGTCGGTCGTAACTGTATCCATATTTTCAGTCTTCTGCTGCTGTAGAACACGTTGTTTTAAAAACTCTATTGCAGCAGCTTTCCCCACGTTCATCAGCTCTGCCCTCTTCTCTGGTGATCCCAAAGCCATTTTCAATTTTCCTATGTCCTGCAATTCCGTGTCGTATTGGAGTTCATGTGGTATATTCGGTGGGGCGTAATTACGACTTACTTTATAAACCAATTTGCTCATGAAATTGACTGCGTAGTCAAGTATGGTTGATGTTGATGTTATCTGATTACCGCTTTCGGAGCAATTGTAATTGTTTTTTATCCCAAATATTTCATTTATATCTTGGACGCGATCAATGCAGTATTTCAATGGGTAATTACAAACAATACCTCCGTCAACGTAGCATTTACCGTCAACACATACCGGGCACATTATAAATGGCAATGCAGCAGACATTTGGATTGCTTGTACCACAAGAAGCGATGGGTGAGTGATGTACGAGATATCACATACTTCAAAAGAATTAATATCTAATGTAAAAACATGGAGTTCTACGTTACTCATTTTGTACAACTCCTCCAGTGTTATCGTCATGGGGATATCTTTTGCCAAGAAAAACGGACTGAAAAACATTTCAACAATACTTGCATCAAAAAGTCCCATTTTGCCGTATGCCTCGAACACTTGTCCAACACTTACATGTACAGCGTCGTGCCATGGACGACGTACTATATAGTCACTTATTATGTCCCAGTCATACCTCAGACACAATAGAACCCCCAATACCGCTCCAATAGATGTGGAATATATTGTTTCAATGTCATCATACGACCAATACCCTTCTTCTTCAAGATGTCTCAACGCACCCAGAGCTTGTACCCCGGTAGGTCCTCCACCAGGTATAACAAGATGCTTTATAGTCATATTTTTTTGTTGTTTTAAAAGATATACTGCATGCATCTTTTAATTGTGTACGTGTAACTCACTGTTTATTTTGATCAAACTTATATTATATAATATAAAGGACATCGGTTTTAATGGCAAATATCTTTACCCTTGAAAATCTTACTGATTTTACCGAAAAGTTGAATATAGATGATCTTTATGAAAAGAAAAAACAGCAAGATCTCAACAAGCTTACATTGTACAATAAAATTCTCAACCGCATACATGTGCGTATCAAGGCAACTGCAAGACTTCGTGCAGATGAACACTTTTGTTGGTACCTTGTGCCCGAAATCATAATTGGTGTGCCCAAATATGACCAAGGCGCGTGCATTGCGTATCTTGTTGACAAATTACAGGTTAATGGATTTTCCGTAAAATATATACATCCAAACATGTTGATGATATCATGGAACAATTGGGTGCCATCGTACGTCAGATCTGAATTGAAAAAGAAGACTGGTATAGCAGTCGACGAATATGGTAGAGAAATAGGCCAACCTAAAGCGATGTTGGAAGAAAGGTCATTAGACGAAAGCTTATTTAAACGTAAAGAAGACCCAGCAATCGTCAAGCCAACAAAGAAGTTTACACCAATAGATTCTTACAAACCACAAGGAAGCCTTGTCTATGATGACGAGCTTCTTCAAGACATTGGGAGCAGATTTGACGGTTCAAAAAAAAATTGATTTTTTTGGTTCTTTAGATAACATAATAGTTTAAAAACAAACAATATTAACACAATCTGTGTTCCAAGTCTATACAACGCCAAGACTATACAAAGAACGTACTAAACATGGCGACGAAGTCAGTAACACCGCATTGCAATGTTTGTGCAAGCAGAAAGTTCCAATCGGATCATTGGCCGAAAGTTGGAAAAAGAATTGTGTGCGCAGAGGTAATGGCTTTGGAGCTCCATAAGCAAAATATGGTAAATGGAATAGGCAAAATGTGCGGCTACTGTCTCTTTGCGGGGCGCCCTATGGCGGAGGCGATGACTCACTTTGAGAATGATACTCGCTATAGAGGTAGCACGTGTGTTTGTCCGCGGAAGATGGATCAACAATCCGCAGAAGATGCTGAAAAAGAGAGACGTCGGTGTGTTATGGTGCTATATAAGACACGATTGGTCGCATATGAAGCAGACCAAAAAGAGGCAGTATTGGAAAAACAAAGAGCAGACTGGATTAAAAAGGGATTTGCTTGTGCACCGGTACCCCTTTACAAATTCAGTGACAATGACTTTCCCGCATTGGGTGCGCCTGAAGTGAAGAAGGGTGCAAAGGGTGCAAAGGGTGCAAAGGAAATGGCGAAAGAACAAGAGGAAAAAGAACAAGAGGAAAAAGAACAAGAGGAAAAAGAACAAGAGGAAAAAGAAAAAAAGAAAGTAGATGCAGAGAAAAGAGTCAGGCTTGAAGAACCCAATCTACCCGTCTTCAAAAGCGCAGACTATGGTCAATTTACTATGAGAGCATATCAAGAATATCGTTGGGAAAAACAAGCAAAGGCGGCCGCAAGTAGACGGTACGACGACGATTTGGATTTTTAAGTTTAGAAATGAAGCGTTAAAAAGAAAAAATAGAAAGAAACAATAGAATGTTTTGTAAATTAAATTAATGTTGAAGAATGTTGAAGAATGTTGAAGAATGTTGAAGAATGTTGAAGAATGTTGAAGAATGTTGAAGAATGTTGAAGAATGTTGAATTTTGTTTGTTTTAAACAATTTGTGGTTTTGCTACGTCTCTAAATAAAATACAAATCATGCGCACCCATTTATACGCTACTTCGGGATAATCCCGTTTTAGACCGACAAGGAACAGGGGAATAGCCAAAAGCATATTTTTTCTACTGTTCTTATCCAAGATGATATCATCCGCTAACTTGGCTTCTGCGAATTTTGTCGCGTAACGACCGATGAGGAGCTCTCTATACTGCCTTATAAGGTGATTGCGGGACATGTGTTTCAAGATACGAGGCAAATTGTACTTTTTTTCCAAGTAATCTGTCCATACTTGAACGGGTACCATGGATTGTACACTCCAAAGAACCTCTTTCGGCATCTTGTTCAAATGAGTTACAGATAATCTTACCATGGAGAAGCGATCGGCGACCCTTTGTGCTTTCGCAGCAATACTCGCTTCAATATGTTTAATCTCCGCAGTTGTTCTCGCAATAATCGTATCTCCTTTTGCATATTCAGCATGAGACAGCGCGATAAACTTTTCTCCTGAACGAATATCACTTTTGAGTTGTTTTCCAACTTTTCTCCAGCGAAGAAGTGTTTCAATGACAACACACCGATGCAACTTAACACTAGCGAGTCGCGTTCTTTGACCTTCCAACTTTTCAATTGCCTCGGCGGATGTTTTTAAGGTTGCTGCCATCAAGTCATTTAATTTGCCTAGTCGTTTTTGTTGCCGCGATACTGCAACTTCACTTTTCTCCATGACTTCGGTCTCTGTTATAACTTCCGTCGGTACTTCGGTCGGTACTTCGGTCGGTACTTCGGTCGGTACTTCGGTTGAGAGAGTCGCAGCTCTTGCACACAATCTCTCATGAGAACACAATACAAGAACCCCAATGTCGCTAGCACCATGTTGGTACGCGCGAAAGATTTTGTTTTTTTCGGCTCTATCCAATTGCCGAAACAGAATTTTGGTATTACGCTCGCAACGATTAAGGTCTGCGCGAAAAGCCATGTCAATTGGGCTCATTGCGGTAAGAGGGTTCATTATGTTTTTGTTTTTGTATTGAGCGTTCTTATAAAAAATGGGTTATAACTTGTTAAAAGTATATCAATTTTTTCTCCAATAACATTTTTATTAATTTTTTGACTTGTTTACGTCCAAAAATTAAGGTGCCAAAATAATTTTTATATTGTAGACATATATCATATTAGGATTTCAACTGTGGTCGCCATGGGCACTACTAGAAAGAACCGAAGTGGACGACCCCGACACCAAGTCCAATCCCAAGCCAAATTAATTGGTGCAAAAAAAGCAAGCATTAAGAATAAGAGAATTGATTTTAAGGCACTTATTGAAGACAAAATTTGCTTTAGTGGTACAGGGGTCTATACTGCTTTTGAAAAAAAATATGGTGAAAGTCACCCAAATAACGTTAGGTCAAACGTTGAAAATGCCTTGGTGAAAATGTTTAAAGAACCCGAAGGTCCCAAATACCTGAAACCCCAAAATGACTTTTATACTTTTATAAACTACGCATGGCTAAAGGAGACTGCAAAGGAAGCGCTTCATGAAAAACATTATTATACGCAAATAGATGATTTTCGCGTTCTACAGGACAAGGTCTATTACCAGTTGGTGGACATGGTGAAAACGTACACAAAGGAAAATAAAGGGAAAAAGGCGGTAGCAATAGACAACGTGTACAAGTCCCTATTATTACTTAACAGTCAGAAATGCCGAGCGCACATGGCGAAAACGATGGATGAACAAACGGCCAAAATGGCGTCTGGCAATTTATGGGAGTTCATGGCCCATGTAAACGATAACGAAATCGTCAGCTGGGGCTGCCCAATCAATTGGAATGTACGCGCTGATGATAAAAACGTAGCTGTCTTTGTCGACTACATCGATTTCCCACAATTCGGTCTCTATGATCCTCTACTTTATGTCGATGACCCTGGACAGACTGCAGACTATATCAAGTACAAAAAAGAAGTAAAACGCAAATACCTTATTTTTATTGAAACGGTATTCAAAGAATGTCTTGGCAGTAATCACGGTTTAGTTGCCGAAGATGTATTCAAAGTAGAGTACGATATGCTACTGACGATGGGGTGCGACGCGTTGAAAGCCGAATCACCTATTGGGTACAACGTGATAACGTCGGCTGAAGCTTTGCCAAAGTATGGGTTCGATTGGCCGGCGTTCTCCAAATTCCTTGGGTACGTAACCCCGCCTGAAAAGTTTATCTGTGGGAGCCTTTCGTTCTTGAAATGTATGTGCACCCTGCTGGTGGAGAATTATAACACTCCCAAGTGGAAGAGCTTCTGGGCTTTCCTATACTTGAGGCAGATGATGAGGTTCGATGCTAAACTGCTACCTATATACTACGAGTTCAATGGTCATTTCTTAAAAGGTATGCCCAAAGTTTTTCCAAGGGATATTTATCCAGTTTTTGGATTGTCATTAACTTTTAACACATTTCTTACACAGCAGTATGTTGGAGCTAGCACATTTGAAGGACGACGCAATTTTGTTTTGAATCTAGGGGAAGACTTGATCACAGTGTTTAAGCGTATCGTTGGTCGCAATAAATGGTTGTCCCCATCAACAAAGAAATATGCGCTCCTCAAATTGGAAAAAATCAAACTGGACATAGCGCAACCCGAAAATTTACGAGAGGACCCACTGCTGGAATACTCTCCAGACGACGCTTGGGGTAACATGATGAAAATAACAAAGTGGAGGAAAAATCAGTTTGTAAGACTCCGAGGCGAAAAGGTCGTGGATGTGCCGCAAATAGACTGGGCCAGCGCTCCATTCAAGCTCATCGGCAAACAATCATATATCGTGAATGCAATGTATACGCCAACACTAAACAACATTTATATCCCTTTAGCGTATTTGCAGCCACCGTTTGTGGATCTTGTGAATGGGGGTATAGAGTCCAATCTTGCGCATCTTGGGTACACTCTTGCACACGAAATGTCCCACGCACTCGACAACAGTGGTAGTAAATATGATGCAAATGGCAATATGAACGATTGGTGGACTCCTTCAGATAAAAAGAAATTTACCGCCATTCAGGACGATATTATTAAGCAATATGAAGTATTTGCTGCGATGGATGGAATTAAGTTTGACGCATCTATAGGGATCGGAGAAGATTTGGCTGACATTAGCGGCCTAGCTATATGTGAAGAGTATTTGCGAGATTACCAAGAGCATCAAGAAATGATCGTACCCGAACGAAAACTTTCGTTTCAGCGATTTTATGTGATTTTTGCAGCACAGCAACGCCAACACGTTTACAAGGAAGCCCTTGCAGCTCAACTGAAAACAAATCCTCATCCTCTTGATAAGTATAGAACCAATGTGCCATTATCGCGTTTGAAATTATTTAGGAGTATTTACAAAATCAAAAAGGGGGATAAAATGTATTGGCCATCTGAAAGTACAGTTTGGTAAAATTTAACGATTTTGTTTTATTTTTAAGGAAAATCATTAAATCATGCAATTATTTTTTTTGTTGCGTATATATATATATAGAAGTAATGAATTCAAAGATTGCAACTAAAATGGGTGGAAGACGAAGTTATGGCGGAAAACGCGGGATGATGGGTGGTGCAAGAACCAGAAAGGTAAAGATGGCAGCGAAGCGAGCTGCCACTAGGATGGCATCGCAGGCGGCATCAAGTGCTGCGACTGCTACAAAGTCTGCTCAGAAGGCTGCTTCAAAGGCCCTACAGGCGACGAAATCGTTGTCCGTTGGCAAGGCTGCCCAAGCCGCCAAGTCTGCGTCCCTCGCGGCGATGAAGGCCGCTTCAGCAGGAAAGCAAGCATCGCTCGCAGCGACCAAGGCTTTGTCTCTATCCAAGACGTTGTCCAAGATGTAAGATCATTTTACACATTTAAATAATTTTTGACAATAGGTAAGTTTGTCAAAAATACAAAAAAATATTATAGCCCAACATCTAGGTGCTTGTGGCAAGTGTACCCGTATTGGAAGCCGTATTGGAAGCAGCAGATGTATCTTGAGCAGATGTATCTTGAGCAGATATATCATCTTGCTGGACATCTGTAGTCCCAAGAACAATTGTTTCCGGTGGTTGCCTCGTTGTCAGTTTTTCTAGTTCCTCTTCCAATGTCTGCTTTTGACTCTGAGTAGCCTCTAATATTTTGGACTCCACAATGGCTTCATAAATTTTTGTAGCTGTCAAAAATAGTTCTTCACATGTCACGTATAATGTGATAACGACCTCTCTAGTTGCCTGGACTAGCCGCTGGAGTCCTTCCATTGTAATGTCTTCGTTTATGTTCACTACACCAGAATCCGGATGAACTGTGAAGATGTCATCTAAAATCGTCAACAGTTGCTCTTGCCTCGTATTTACTTCTTGAATCATTTTGGTGAGTGTCTCACCATACCTGTCAAAGAGAACGTCTTTGTATGAACCAGACACTTTTGCAGTAACTCCATTTGTACACAAGTCTGCTTTGTTATAGTTACGGAGTTTGATGGCAGCGAAACTGTCGATCTCTGGTGGTACTTCCTTGTTCCCAGTAAAAGCCTTGTACATAATGCCGACATCGCGTAAATATATCGCTCGTGTCTCGGGCTTCATTTCTGAAAACTCGCCAGTATCTGGATCAAATGATGCGTCCATGTATAGTGCCTGTAGCTCTGGTATTCCAGGCTCCTCGTTCAATTGTTTCTTGTCATCTCCATAAAAATCCAAACTTTTCCTGCAAAAGTCGGGTTGTATCGCAACAAGGTCGCCATCCAATTCCATATTTTTCTTGAGGCTTTCGTGTCGACTACCACATAAACTCATTTCAGTCACTTTGAACTCCGTGTTGGGCGGAATTTCCGATTTTTGTGCGAGAGTCTTGGTAATGGTAATGCCAAATGGGCTAACATAAGAAAATTTGGGGTTAACTGTCATCACGATTGCAGAGTATACGTGGGCGACAGTTACATAAAATTCAGCTATAGTTTGACATATCAGATTGCGTCGCTCCTCCGTCATGGTTTCGCTTTCGCGTTCACTTTCACTTTCGCTTTTAGTCCCAGACTCTATGTGGTCGAACAAGGCAACCAATTCTTTGTTGGTGAGGCCGCGTCCTAGTATCTCACTGGTAAGGTCCTTTACTTGAGCGCAGTACTCTTTTTGATGGAGTTTTTTTAACGTATTGAATCCCATCGTCAACACGTAGTCGGTAGCAATCAGTCCGATACGATTTACCAAGTCATTTGTGGATTCTGTTCCGATGGAGGGTGCGACACCATCCCTATGAAAAGGTGCTTCCAAGAGTGGTTGATCCGCTAGCTCTGTTAGAAGTTCGTTTTCTTGAGCACCTTGATTACGCTGGAGATCCTCTACGAACGTTTCGTTGTCTATGTGTATAGGTTCTTTTTCCGCAGTAACAGAGTTTCCCATTGTTTTTTTATAAATAGCATTGGTAATATCTTTTAAAATTGAAATAGAGACATATTGACATGTTTAACATATACATCGTAAAGACAAGACATTCCCCCCGACTGTTATACAATGTTTCCAGCAGTTGCAAAAACAATAAGTTTGCGTCAGGAAAGAAAAAATAATAATAAAGCATCCCATTTATTATTATGGAACATAATTGACACCGAAATGATGCCGGCCAAGGAGCCACTGGAATGCGTTTATAGCAGGATAGGGAACAGAGAACACTGCGACGCGTGCGCAGCACCACTTCAGTTTTCAGAAGAGGGGTTCCTCACCTGCACAAATCATACGTGTGGCATCATCTACAAGGACCAGTTGGATCAGTCTGCCGAATGGCGGTACTATGGGGCAGAAGACAATCAAAGCAGTGACCCAACGAGATGTGGTATGCCGATTAATCCTTTGCTCCAAGAATCATCTTTTGGATGCAAGATCTTATGCAGTGGGTCGTCAACGTACGAAATGAGGAAAATTCGTCGCTACACTGAATGGCAATCCATGCCATACAAGGAAAAATCACAATATGACGAGTTTCAAAGGATAACGCTAATGTCATCCAACGCAGGCATCCCGAAACTTATCATCGATGACGCTATGCGCTACCACAAGAGAATATCAGAATATGAACTCACTTTCCGTGGAGATAACCGGGATGGCATTTTAGCCGCATCCATTTACATTTCATGTCGTGTAAACCAGTACCCGAGAACCGCAAAAGAAATTGCGTCTATATTTCACTTGGATGTGACGAGCGCTACGCGTGGATGCAAAAACGCACAACTCATTATAAACAACCTGGAAAAGGATCTCCTTACAAATGAGAAAACGTCCCTGGGGCGTACCAAACCAGAGGCGTTCATTGAGCGCTACTGCAGCAAGCTAAACATGAATGGTGAACTCACAAAATTTTCCCAATTCATCTCAATGAAGATTGAGAAACGTGGATTCATGCCCGAAAATACTCCCCACTCGATTGCGGCAGGCATTGTGTACTTTGTCGCTCAAATCTGCAACCTGAACATTACAAAGAAAGACGTCAAACTCGTAAGCGAAATAAGCGAGGTGACAATCAACAAGTGCTTCAAAAAAATAGAAAAACTGAAAGACGAATTAGTGCCTGCAGTTATTCTTGCAAAGTACGCTCACTAAAAAAAATTAGTTTGTACGTTTGAAACTATTAATAAAAATAAAATATTACTGCTAAATATAAATATTCATTTCTCATGATCCAAGTACCTTGTAACATATATCAGACATGGCACACCAAGGATTTACCTCTAAAAATGAAAGAAAGAGTAGACTTGTTAAAACATCAGAATCCAGATTTTCAATATTTTTTATTTGATGATAATGATTGTCGCGAGTTTATTAAAACATACTTCCGCCCAGATGTACTTAATGCATATAATAGGTTGAAGCCTGGGGCATACAAAGCAGATTTATGGCGGTATTGCGTTTTGTTTATTAAAGGAGGTATTTATTTGGATATAAAATTGGTATGTGTTAATAATTTCAAATTACGTCATCTTACTTTTGATAACCATTTTGTCAATGAGCGGTCCCATCATGTAGGAATATATAATGCTCTTATCGTTAGCTATCCTCATAATATATTCTTATATCAAGCAATTCGCCAAATTGTTCAAAATGTACAGACACGGTTTTACGGAAACAGTCCTTTGGAACCAACCGGACCAGAACTACTTGGTTCTTTGATAATAAGGAACAAATCAAAATTAAATGTAGATCTGCAACATCATAATGAAGGTGGATATATCTTATACAAAGGAAAAAAAGTAATTTCAACAGAGTATCCAGAATATGACAAAGAAAGAGATGACATGTCCAAAACCACAAATAATCCTCGTTATGACGAATTATGGCATATGAGACAAATTTATTTAAATTAAGACGCACAAATCAAATTAAATACGTTTATCGTCGCCAACTCCCTGAGCAAGTGTGGTTTAAAACATCTTGGCCCATGACCAATATCCCAGGATACGTTTGTCTTGTTCTGTGATAGACCGTCGTAATTGCGTCTGGACCAGAGGCCCATAGAACATCCGTGTCACTAATATCACCTTCAGTTAACAGCGTCTTTACTCTGATAATTACTTCCTCGATGACGTCTTTTATGAAAGGGTGATGCTTCGTGTTAGTACCAAATGCATAATTTGCTATACGGTGTTTAACTCCGTCATCTTTGCATTCCCTTTCATTGAGGACGTGGGTGCTCTCCAAAATCGCTTCGGTGAAAAGTACCATCCTAGGTGTATTAAATTCAAATGGTTTAAGTATGGAACAGTCCGTGTCAAAATAAAAAGAACCATTAAAAAGCACATACAACAACCTCGCAATATCGGCTTTTACGATCCATCGTGGAACGCTTTCATAAGTGTTTTCAAGATCGGAACCATACATTGCATCATACATCCCCAATAAAGGCTTGATCTCTGCGGGCGTAACTAAGGCAAATTTTTTGATAAATCTTGCATTTGCACGAATAATGTTGAAAGGAGGTTTTTGGGTTTCATCTGGTTTAAAGTACCATATATACGTGGCGCTAGGGCAACGAGCGGTCGTGCAAAGTGTTTGGTTGTTTTGCATGGTCTTCCTTTATACACAAATATTTTATTTTATAATGGGATATCGTACCGCATGTACATATTTTTCTCTAAAAGGAAAACAAAAAAAAAGGAGTTGTCTTAGCGGTAAAAGAACTCTTTTAATATTAGTCATCCTTATTATACCACCTTTACATTGATGTCAACGACGATTTTGCCTCAAAAAATAACAAAAGTTTTCATTGTCCCATACCGCGACAGAGCCCATCATAAGTTTTTCTTTTTACGACAAATGAACTTTTTAATGGAAGGTGCAACCGATTACGAAGTATTCTTTGTCCATCAATGGGACAATAGGTTATTTAATCGCGGTGCAATGAAAAATATTGGGTTTATCGCAATGAAGGAAAAGTACCCAGATTCCTACAAAACAATGACATTTATATTCCACGATGTAGACACACTTCCATTCAACAAGTTATTTTCATACGATACGGACGTTGGTGTCGTGACACACTATTATGGGTTTGACACAGCCTTGGGGGGTATAGTTGTCATGAAAGGAGGTGATTTTGAGCGCGTAAATGGATACCCAAGCTATTGGGGGTGGGGTATGGAAGATGCTTGCCTTCAAAAGAGATGCCTTATTGCTGGGCTCCGTATAGATCGTTCGCAGTTTTTCCCAATTGGGAGTCCCGAGATACTTCAATTATTTGACGGGGTTGATCGTCTCGTCTCAAGCAAAGATTCCAGAAGGATGGTTGCCGATACCGGATTTGATGGTATCCGTACAATTCACAACTTGATATATGAACTTGGTAACGAGTCGTTAAATCCAAGTGATAATTTATTTGTGGTGGAGGATACTCTTCATCAGTATGTAAACGTTACGTCCTTTTCTACAGCAGTGAATCCAAATACAGACGTTTTTCACAAGTATGACTTAAGGGATCCAATCAGAAACATAACGCATCCGCAAACGGCACCTACAATAAAAACAAAAATTTCGGTCGCAGACTGGAAAAAAGTTGGACCCAGACTTCCATTTAATGCGATACAAAAACCAGTGCAAACAAGGCCGCGTGCAACTGCAAGCGCACATATTGGGCTTGGGGGTCTCCGAAGATGAGGATGAGGACTTTAAGAAAAGTGTTTAGAGGTATAACTTGAAAAAAAAATATTAAGATTGTTGTTTTTTTTTGTCTTCAAGTTATGGCACTCGTTTCATTGATAAAACATGGGTTTTACATTAATCTGAGCCACCGCGAAGACCGAAATGAACACGTACTTGAACAAATATCTAAAATTGGATTAAATTCTGCGTTTACCCGATTTAATGCAATTGAAATGGAAAATGGTGCAGTTGGTTGCGCACTAAGCCATATTAAGTGTATTCAAGCTGCAAAGGAATTAAAATGGCCACATGTCCTGATTTTAGAAGATGATGTCACTTTCTTGGATCCGGGGTTAATTCAAACGCAGCTTGAACGATTTATCAAAGAAACACAATATTGGGACGTAGTGATACTCGCTGGCAATAATGGTGGGTCAGTAAGCGATGTAAGTGATTATAGTGCCAAGGTCAGTAGATGTCAGACAACGACGGCCTACCTTGTACGAGACCATTATTATGATGCTCTACTCGCTAACATGAAAGCTGGACTACAAAATCTTTTACGCTACCCTGGCCAACACGTAGTGTATGCAATTGACAAGTATTGGTTTACATTGCAACAAAGGGATGCATGGTATCTCATTTTACCATTGACTGTTATCCAACGAGAAGACTATAGCGACATTGAAAAACGTAATACCAATTATATGGGGGCGATGCTTACGCTGATAAAATAAAAAATATTTTTTTATCTCATGTAAGAGAAAATATGGATGATGAAGCCGAAAACCTTTCTTTTTCGCATGTTTCGTCGGTCACATCGGACGATCTAGCTGAGCAATTTAAAAAATATTCTAATGAATTACTTGAATTACCTGACGTTCCTACACATTCTTTGCCAGGCCCAGGGGCTTCCGCAAATATAGGTGCTTCAAAAGACGCAGCACGTACAAAATCTAATGACGACGACATTGTGGCTCAACAGTACTTAGACGCCGCACAGGAACGTCAAGATAAACTAATAGATTACAGATTAAAGGACGATTTAAGACCCTATCTTAATGTCGTTGATTATAATATTATCAGGGGAAAGGAAACAAAGGCCGAACTGCAAAAAAAAATAGAAGAAAGTCGTGGCAACGAAAAACAAAAATATAAGGAAGTTTTAAGAAGGTTGGAACAAAAATATTATGGACATATGGGAAGCAAAAGATTTTGGAA